CGCCCCCTTAGAATAAGGTTGGCTGCGCAACGCTGCGGGTCAGAGCCATGAGGCCTGTCTGCAAGTCGGTTGCACCAATGGAGACCCAGCGCTGGTCGATGTGATCGGTCTCAGCGCGCAGCTTCTCAACCAGTTCGCCGAGTTCGGCACCCTTGGTCTTGATCTCGTTAATTAAGGCTAACTCTTCGGCCGTCAATTCCCGATAGCCCTTCAAAATGCGATGTTGGTTGTCCATCCTATTTCTCCTGTTCAGCCCGGAATCTCAATATCGGATTCAACGAGCGGTGTTTTGTCACCCGCCAATTCTAGCAGAAGTTTGCACTCACGCAAGGAGGCACGCACCTTCATGGTTTCATCGTAGTTGATGTCACCCTCCAAGCGGTTGCGCAACTCTCGCATGCGGGTGTTTAGGTACCCCACAATTAGTCGCCAAGTCGGGCTGTATTGGTCGATCTTCATGGTTTAGTAAAGCGCTTGAGTTTGTAGATCGCCTTGGCGTAGGCGTGGGTGATCCCGTCATGCAAATTCTCCAGCGTGGGGTTTCCCTGACACGCACCATCCCGACCATCAACCAACTGCACATAGCTCGCTTCAAGGCGGGCCAGCATGTCGGGCTCACGGTCTTCAGGTGGTGGCAGGTCAAGACCGATCGCTGCCTCGGTGAAGGCATCAACCGCTTCACGGGCGCTGGCGTAAAACTCACCCAAGGCTTCGTGCTGGCTCAGGCTCTCAGCGAGCAGGTGTTCGCGGTGGGCCTCGGTGGCATCACCGAAAACCAGATCAATAATTTCGTCCATCAGTGGAGTCTCCTGCGTAGTTGGGCCAAAGCATCTTCAGCATTGAATGCGAGGACAACCTCATGGCCTAGTTCGTTAAAATGGGCGTGCAGTTCGTCTTGAGCCTTCGAGGTGCGCCCGTCACGCGCTTTCATTTCAATGGTGAGCACCTCACCCATCGGCAGCATGACAAATAAATCTGGCACTCCGGCCAAAACCCCTTGTACCTTGAGTGAGCTAGCCTCCAGTGAATTACGTGACCCACCGTTTGCGACATGGAATACCACAGGGCGCTGGGCCAAGTCCGCTATGGTTGCCCACTTGCGGCGCAAGGCCCCGACCAGCCGGGCCTGCTCCCGGGCCTCTTCCTTTTTGATCGGGATAGTGGCCGGGTCTTGTAGTTCGAAGTCGTCGGGGATCGGGATCATTGGGTGAATGCCTGACCGTTGGGGGCGCGGCCCGGGGGCTCAACCGCCGGTGTTGCCACCTGAGCCATCGGGTTGCTTTCGATGTTCTCACCGCGCACCGTGGAGGCGATTTCATCCGGGGTTGGCAGGGTGGCCAGTTCGCGTTGCAGATCGTTGCGGCCAGCTTCGATAGCCAGTTGGGCCTTCAGCTTTTCAAGGCTGATCTGGTTGTTGTTGGCGTATTCGAGCAGAGCCAGTTCGCGGCGCAGTTCCAGTTCGGCCATCTTGGTGGCGCTGGCAACCTGCGTGCGCTGGGTCTCCATGCCGACGTAGATGGAATCGCGATCGGTATCGCGCTGCACGCGAAGCTGATCCGTTTGGTTCTGCATCTCTGCAACCTGCAACCGGGTCTGGTTGGTCATGGTGGCAACCTGAATCTTCGGGTCTTGTGCCATCGCCCGTGCCTGTGCCTGTTGGAGCGCGGCCATTTCCTCGGGGGTGAATTGCAGGCTCTCCGGATCATGAATGCCGGCGATCTTGGCGATTTCCTTGAACAGCTTGGTGGGGTCAATGCCAAAACTCGGGTTGGCCATCAGGCCGGGGGCGACTTGGGTGATGAAGGTGTTGCGCTGATCCCGGGTCACCAGCGCACTGGAGCCGTGCGCCACTACACGGAAGTCACCCTTGATGCTGGAGTCCTCGCCATAGCACATCATCCAAGCGTAGTAGGCCCGAATGTGGGGTTTGATCAGGCAATCATCGAAGATGCGAGCCATGCGGCGCAGCAGACCTGAAGCATTGGCCACCAGAATCTGCATACCACCCACGGTCTCGGGCACGCCGTTGGGGCCTTGCTGGCCTTGCAGCAGGATTGGCAAGCCCGTCACGTTCTCGGCCATCTTCAGGGCAAACTCGATCGCCGACAGAAGCTCAGCCTGAATACTGGGGATAACCACCGAGTTCATCGCTTGCGACACATCCTGCACATCGGCGTCAGCCTTGAGCAACCAGACCTTGCGCGGGGTGATCTCCCAACTACCGTCAGCCGGTGTCACTGAGCCCCGGGCAATGATGATCTGCGGGCCACTTGATAGGCCAGCATTTTCCATCATGGCACGAACATGGGAATTCAGGATCGCTTGGCAGCTACGAATCTGGCGGGCGATACCGATACCGAACGGTGAGCCGGCAACCTTCTGCCAACACATGAAGTCGTAGGGGAAGTGGCCGTCGGATGAGAGGTTCAGGTGGGTCTTGACCGGGGTGTCGTTGATCATGGTGACCACGACCGGCACGCCGATGTTCTTCAGTTCGTCAGCTTCCTCGCAACCACAGTTCATGGCCAGCACATCTTCGCGCTTCAGGAAGCCATAGTAATACCAGACATGGTATCGGGCCGCCGACTTGTCTTGGTTGGCGTGTGGGGCCTGCGACATGGCTGAGATCATGTTGGTGCGCGGGCCTTCTTCCAGTACCGACAGAATCGCCTCTTCGATATAGCCCGGTTGCCCAACCAAGTCACGCACCTGCCGCTCAACCATATTGTCGTGTTCGACAAAGAACTGACCGTTGTGAATGTTGTCGCCACAAGCCGGATCAGGGAAAGCATCCCAAACACTGATCTTCTTGGATGATGGGTCGATGGTTTCCAGAACCTCAATCTTCTCTTCACCATTTTCACCCATGGTGCTCTTCATGGAGCGGGTAACCTGTGGCACAGGGCCACGCATGATCCCGGTACCGAGTCGAGCAGATTCATCCACAACCATGCGGAGTTCGCCACCGAAGTCGCATTGCTCCAGCTTGTCGCCGATCCACACCGTAGCGCCGGCAGCGGCGCGCTTGGCGGCCTTGATGATCTCTTCGTTCTTATCGACCACAGGTGCGGGGCCTGCGCTGGGCTGCCCCGTGGCCGGGTCGATCCCACCCTGAGCCTGCACAAGCTGGGCAGCCTGCACCAGTGGGCTGGGTTTCTCGGGCATCTCCGGAATGGAGGTGGGCGCCAAGCTCCACATTGCCTCGTCGCTTGGGGCCAACACGTCGATCACCTTGGAGGCGGCGGTCTCCACATAGGGACGCGTGATGTTCAGGAAAACCTTGGAACGGAACTTGCTTTTAGGTTTGGCGATAAGCGGCGAGTCGGCCGTCGTGCCTTTGTAATAAAGGGTCTTGGCGCTCTCGTCCTCACCCTCGTAATATGCTTGGTCCTCTGCCCATTGTTGCTCGATACCTGAGTTCTGGCGATAGGTAACAGCCTCGTCGCGGTGCTTGGCCAATATCTTACCCAGCGCTTCGCGGCGCTCAGCTTCAGCCATCTTCACGGCGCCGGCCGCATCCTCCAAGGCTTGCAACTCATCCTCGGTCATATCCTCAAGGGCACCAAGGGTTTCAGTCATCTCTTCTTCATGCGGCATTACAGTTGGCCTCCAAGAGTGCGGGCAAGTATGCCAGCTTCCTTTAAATTGTTTGGGTCTTCGGGATCGGCGAAGGCTGAAATTTTGCTTTGGTCCATTCCAGCCAATTCATTCTTCCCGATGATACCTTTGTTGGCCAACATCTGCATACCAACCTGATCGACACTTGGGTTGCGCAATTCACGAATATCACCTTGGGTCAGGTTCGGGGCGCGCGGCACATCACCTTGGGTTGGTGCGGCTGGGGCTGTTCCGGGGTGAGCTACTTCAACTGGGATACTTGTCTTGCGGGTACCGTATTGTGCTGGGGAGATTTGATTACCAGCGTCATCATAGGTGGCGTCGTTAATAAACACGGGCCTATCGTAAAACCAACCCCCACCTTTATCCTGATAGATAGGCCCGGGTCGTGGCCCCTGAGAGAACGCATCTGTAGTTGGCCCTTTGTAGCTGATAAGCCCGCGCTTGGGGTCAAGCTGCTGCAAGCCACCATCAGCATCCTGAATAATCTCACCGGCATCAAGCCCCTTCAACTCTTGGTTGAAGGCGTTGATCTGGGCGTTGTACGCATCGGTCTTGCCGGAATACACCCCATAGGCTGACTGGTACTCAGCATCACCTGCCATTATTTTCTTGTTGTAATCTTCCAGCGATTGCCGAAGTAGTTTTACGTTCGCCATGGCGCACCCCGATTCAAGTTGTCGGGATGCTACCTGATCTTTGGGCTTGCGTCAAAAAACCCCATGATCGCCTTCCCACGCTTCGGCGAGCGGGCGGTCATCATCGAACTGAGACCCGAACCCGCTGACACTCAAATCCTCGCCGGGGGCGTAGCCATCCACCACCGACATGGCCTTCTTCATCCCGACAGCCAGTATTTGAAAGGCATCAGCCCCGTTGGAGAATTGATCATGCAGCGGCGCCGTGGAATACACCTTGCGCTTGTGGTCGAAGGCAAAGCTATACCCGCGCAACGCCTTGCGCCCGTCGGCCGTGGTGTCCTCGTTGAACCAACATTTCGGTAGCAGCATGCGCCCGGCTTCAATCTGCTGATCCTTGGGCAACTTCGGCACGACCTTGATATTCCGCAACCCCTTGTCACGCAGAACCTCGACACGGGTCTTGCCGGTACCCAGTTCCCGCACCTTCGAATCGTGTGGCAGCAAGTGCGCCCCCAGCCGGTTAGCATAACTCAGCTTGCCCAGCCAAGTGACAAAGTGACCCAAGTCCTGCCCGCTCTCCTGATAGAAATCAAGGATGCGGGGTTCGCGCCCGCACATCTGCATGGTCCAGATTGCCGTGCTGTCAGAGATACCCAAGTCCCATGCCGTCACCACCGGCGCCCCCTCGGGGTCATACGGTACGCGCGTCACCTGCTTGGGCTGCATATAGGGCAGGAAGATGCGCCCACTCACCGCGGCGGCAACATTGCATTCCATTTCAACTTCGTAGGCTTCCTCGCTCATCGTGGCTTTGAGGTCACGCAATTCCTCGGTCGGGAGCAAGCCTGATTCCGAAGCCTTCAACACCATGCTGAAGTAAAGCAGAGGTGCGCGCTGGGCCAACTCCAAAGTCCGGTTCAGGAAATCATCCACCGACTTCAGGGTGCCGGCGATCGTCAGCCAACCTTGGCGGTCTGCCAGCGCGGGCCTAATAATGGTGGTCACGGTTGTATCGGCAATATCGGCGGCCTCGTCAATCACGCAACCATCCAAGAACAGGCCTCGCAGCCGTTCAGCATTCTCGGCACCCACCAGCAGTATTGTGCTGCCCGGCCGGTTCGTGTCCCGCGGATCAGGTAGGGTAATTGAGAGGTGCTGCTCCAACGCCTTGTAGCCGCCACACTTGGCAAAGCAAGATGTGAATTCCTTCAAGTACGCCCACGCCACGGCCCGGGCCTGAGATTGGGTAGGGGCCATATAGGCAAATTGCTGGCGTAGCCCATCTGCCCGCGGGGTGAGGGCTCGCACAATCGTGTCATTCAGCAACCCCACCGTTTTACCGGCTCTCCGGTGGCACACCACCACCGCATATCGTTGGGTGCGCTGGTGATACGGCATGAAGGCCGCGCGTGGGACGTACTTGAAATCGTTTTGTGGGTTGGCCATCTACTCACCCCCTTGTTCTTGGGTTGGCCATGTCATTCCGCAAACACGCGAAGCAGATTGCCGGCGGCGGCCGTGATACCACCCACCGTTGTGATGGTCAGGTCGAACGGCGTGCTCACCCAAGCAGTGATCAGGAGGGCAGCGCCGATAATGATCAGGCCTACGCCGATGCGATACTGCATTTTAGATTGGATCGGGGTGGGGTTGTATGGCATTTCGGGGAGGCTCCTGTTCTGCTGCATTTGTCGAGCCCTTTTGGGCGAGACCCTAGTTAAGTGTGTCGCGATAATAGCATTGGTAGGCGATAAGGCGAAACCCCTCTTCGGATTGTCGTTTGGGGGTGGTCGGTGTGGGGGCGGGATACCTTTTCTGATTTTCTATTTTTATCTTTGGAGCCGGGTCTGTGTGTAGGCATATAAGCGTCAAGGCTTGACGGGGATTCAGATGTTAAGCAATATCTCTTGGAGGATCGCCATCAGGAGTCGAGCAGCTCCACAGCGGGGCGGGTGGGGTCCGACAATCCGACACCCGGCAATCCCACAATCATCCCCGAATCAGCGAGCAAGCACATCACCTAACCACGTCAGCACTTAACATCAGGTTAAGCGTCAAGTATTAACAGGCATCACTTAACATCAGGTTAAGCACACAACAACCTAAGCACGCGTCAAGGCTTGACGGGGTACAGCATCATCGGCGGTTATCTTATAAGGCGCGAGCAGGTTATGCACTGGTTAAGCGTCAAGCCTTGACGAGTGTTACACCTTGACGCTGGGGGCTGTGTTACGCCTTTTTACGGGGTTTTAGCGTCACGCCTTGACACGGGGGCGGGGGTTTTGGGGGCCATACCACTACGCAATACCACCGGCACCGGCTGGAAACCCTTGCAGCACAAGGCCATACCACCATACCGGTTATACCACCCCCCACAGAAATAGATATCAATACTTGACGGGGATTTAGCGTAAAAATATAACGGGGGGCACGGGTGAAAGTGCGGTTATACAGCATTATTTAAGCGTCAACGCTTAACGCTGAACCCTCGCCTCACGTTAGACACAAAATATGTATCATATATATCAAATATACTAAATAGGCTAACATTTTAATCACTTACCACTATTAACACGCTTGAATCTGTGACCCCCGGTATAACCGGTATGGGGTTAAAAACGCCCGGAAACCCTTGTGGCACAATGAAACCCCTATACCACCACCACTGGTATATCAAGTGGTACAGCGTGAAACCAAGCCCGAGAATCGGCTGAATCCGCCCTTTTATCCTATCCCGCACTAAATTTAATCAAAGAACACCATTGACTAGGCACCTACACCGTGCTAACGTGACTACTCCAACAACCACGAAAGGAAATCAAATGAACACCACCCGTGAAGCCCTCGCCCTAGAAAGGCTGCGCGCCAGTATCAAGGCTGAACTCGAAGCAAAGCTATATGCTGAAGCCCATGCGGCAATGCTGAAAGCCCTGCGCGCCGAAGTAGAAGCTGAACTCACCGCCCCTGAAGCTATTGCGGTTCGCCGCGCCAACGTGCATGCGGCAATCATTCACCATTCAACCTCTCGCATCAATCCCGATATGCTGCGCGCCCTAGGGCCAGCACTCGCCCCCCGTGGCCCGCTATATGGTGGCGCTGAGGTTAAGTCCGCGACGCTAAACCTATTCTCTCGACCGTGGCGCCGCTTGCTGGCCGACCTAAAGTGCGACGAAACCAGCGAACGCTTCAAGTGCGCAACCTTACTGCTCAACACCCTGCGCGTGAGCTATCGCGATGGTGAAAACAACTCGCGAACCTTCTGGCTGAACCAGTTTTAAGCCAGCACCCGGGGGCGCCTGCACACCAAAGCACGGCACCCCCTTAAAATACCCCTTGACGCGTCAAGCACTAACGGCTATAATGGAACCACTGACCAACCACCCAACCGGAGCCCGCCCAATCCCGGGCAAGCTCTCACACTGGAGAACACCATGCTAATCCAACTAAACGTCGGCCTGCTCTCAGCCAAAACCGGTAACCTGCTCAACACCCTATTGGTTCAAGCCGCGGTATGCAACTCATTCCCCGAAATCCGCCCGTTCGGTATTTCGGCACGGGTAGCCCAAAGCGCTACTGAACCTACCCTGATCTGCCAATTCGAATATCCGGATTCGACGCTGGCCGCGGACATCGCAGAAGCCTGCGACCTACTCTGCCTTGCCTGCGAACAGGATGCTGTAGCTATCAAGTGCGACGAGACCGGCCTCATCCTCGGCCCCAATGCTGCAAAGTGGGGCGCCTTCGATCCGGCGTACTTCATCCCCTTCTAACCCCCTACAAGGCGAAACCGCGGCGCACCTGCCGCGGTCTGGGGGTTTGGCCCCCACTGATGAGCCTAACCACCGGAGAGCCCACAATGAACGATTTAGCAAGAATTGCCCTTTATGCTGTGGCTCACCGTCACAGCTGGGGTCCGGCCGCCGCTCGCCGCTATGCTGCCAAGCATGGTGCGCTGGGTTTGTATCGCCTCGCCTGCCAGCTGGAAGCCGCCCAATGACAAAGCACCAACGCAAATACGTGGCTGACCTCCAAGCCAAATCGGGCGTCACCTTTTCAAGCGTGGAACTATCCAAGGGTAACCACCTGAAACTCTACCTTGAATCGACCGGCACTTTCGTTATCACCGGCGGCACGCCTTCCGACAAGCGGGCGTTCCAAAATTGTGTCAGCCTGATTCGCCGCATAAGTCGGGGCGCAGAATAAACACCTTGACGCGTCAAGCACTAACGGTTATAATGGAAGCATCGAACAACCTGACACCGGAGTATTCATCATGATCAATACCGCCCCCTCTATCCGCTGGGCTGACCTGCAAGCCCCCTGCGCCGCCACACCGACCGACCTCTACCGCGGCCACCTTGCTGACGGTTCCAGCGTCCAAGCCCACAGTGCAGATCGTTTTTATGCTGCTCACGGTATCGTGATGGTTGCCCACTATTCCCCGGGCCGCCGCATTGTCTGGACTGCCACCCGCTACGGCGCTGACATCATTTCCGGCTATCGCCATGACGCCACCCTGAATGCGGCTCTTGGCCTGATTGTGGGGGCATGAATAGGGTTCTACCTGAAACCCCTACTCGGGGGTTTTGTGAAGCACCTTAACGCAGTATTGGAGATCAAAATGACCGCACCCAATTTTCACCACGTTGTTAATGGGCAATACCTTATTCTGGTTTCATACCAAACCCCAGTTGCTGCACTGGACCAAATCACGGGCACCTTGTTTGTTACTTCGAAGCGCTGGTCAAATACCACCACCCGCCATATTTCGAAGTTTCGCGCCTTCTGTAAGTACCCAAACTCGACTAATGTCGAACAGGGGTTCATCGACACCATTACGGAGCAATGAACATGCCGCGCACTCGATACCAAATTGCAATCAGCGTTGTCGGTGAAGGTGCCAAGACCATCATCGCCCCCACCCGTCTTTTGGCCGCCCGAATCGCCTTCGTGGCCGCATGGGCTCAGGGTTATGCAGGTGATGAGGTTTGGTTCCTGCTCACGCCGCGCACCCATAGCGCCGGCTGGAATAGTCGCCATCGCACCTTTTCTGTCACCGTCACCCGTATCAAGGAGCAATGACCATGAACACCAACTTCAACAAGGTGGGCACCCTCAAGGAAATCGGGGCCATCGAGTATCGCCTGAATGATGCAGCATTGCCCGACGCCCTCAAGGCCGCCATCATCGCCCGCAACATTGAGAACCTGCGCGACACCCTGCCGACCGATCAAGGCTTGATGATTGATTGCCTCGACGCCTTCAACAAGGTCCATGACTGGCCCTACTTAGCCGAAGCCCTGCAACACCTGCGCGCCGAAATTCCTTTATCATATGGAATGATTACCGCGGGAACGTGGGTGGAGATTGACGGCCGTATCGGCGCCAAGCGTAAGGGGGGTTTCGAAGTGCCCGCGCTGGGTTTCCTGCCCCACCCTGCCGCCGATACCCCGGTCACCCTGATCAACCACTAGCCAAATGGGGGCCAAGCGCCCCCAGTGTCTGCCGCCAGTTGCGGCACTGATGAGCCCAAGACGGGCGAAACACTGAACAGGATACAACCATGAGCATTGTCAAGAGTTTCCACCGCTTCAATCCGAACGCCACCATGAGCCAAGCTGAAGCCGCTGAACTAGCTCGTCAAATTAATGAGTACGAGGTTCGCATCCCCGACACCGCGGGCGCGCGCCTTTACCTTGTTGGCGGTTTTGCTTTCGATATCGGCAACAAGCCATACCTGATCGACTACGGTTCCAGCATTGTGCGCAAGTGGGCCCGCGGTATCGGCGCCCTGCGCCGCTCCCTGCACCTCTCCCCCGATGAGCGGGTGGTTGTCGATCCATTTGTGAAGGGTGGCACCTAGCCCTAGCGTTAACCCTTGACACTGAATCCCCTGCATGATATGCTGGGGATTCGTCGCATCTGAACAGGAGAAAATGATGGACATGGATGATGAAGGTCGCCCGGTCACGCCACACCGTTCGGGCCGTGTCTCTGTTGTTGGGGGCGGTTCATATAGCTTGGCACTTGCCGCCGCTAGGCTAACCGACCGCCAATTCGATAACTATTGCTATGCTTTGACGAGGGTTCGATAATGATCCGCCAACGCCCCCAACCATTCATCAGGGTAATCCGCTCCAACCCAGCCAAGCGCTACTGCACCAAGCGGAAGCCTGTGCGGCACGCCATACCGCCCCCGCACCCCGTAGCCAATTACGTGGCAGCATTCATACAACTCAACCACTTGAAAGCCTAATCATGAACACGCGAACCACCCGCATCCTTGCAGCGCTGACCCTCGGCTTCGCTATCGCCTACTCACCCAACACCGTGGCAGGGGGAACCTACTGTGGCCCCTACAGATGCACCGCGTTCGATTTGGAGCATGACCGCCGGGACGAGCGCCGCAAGGCTGAACTGGATCGCCGGGACTGGGAAGAAAGCCGGGAGCAAGAGCGCCGGCTCAACGAAATCCTGCGCGATTCGCAGCGCTTGATTGAACAGGATCGCCGAGATTTCGAGCGTGAAGGTCGCCGCAATTATGGGCGCTAAGCACACCGCGGGACCGTGGAATGTACGGGTAAAGCCCACCGGTACCGGCTGCCAAGCCAAGGTTGAATGCGCCGCCGGCTACGTGGTGGCCGAGGCTTTCTCTTCCCCGTCCTGCAACATCCCCTACAAGGCTTTGTGGGCTGAAGCTGAAGCCAATGCCCGCCTAATCGCTGCCGCCCCTGACCTTCTGGCCCAGCTACTCAACCTTGTTGATGCCTTGGAGACTGACGAGCGTCCGAACAGGGGGGAGGTTGCCGCCGCTCGGGCTGTAATCAAGAAAGCAATCGTTAGCACTTGACATCACCCCCGGGGTTCCGCTACAATGGAATCTCAAAACAGGAGAATCAAAATGCGCTTGAACAAGTACGACCGCGATGCCTTTGTGCGCTCGGCAATGAATGACGTGCCTGAGATTGACTTCAACGTGAAGGCCCAAAAGCTGATCATTGATCACTTGAAGGCGACCCTTCCAGTCGATCTGCAAAACGCCATTGCCAAGTACCCTGATTGGTTTCCGGCACATCACATCAACACCCCCTCGGGTTTGAGTGATTTCGCCACCCGCTTGATTGCAGACGCTCGTGAATATCGCAACCTGACCAAGTGGCCTGATCTGTTGCTTCAAGTTCGCCTGATCGCTGAAGAGTCCAGCACCCAACATCAACAGCGAACCACCCTTGAAGCCAAGCTGCGCGCGGCAATCGGCCCCTGCACCACCTTGAAGCAGGCACTGGAACTGCTCCCCGAGTTCGCCAAGTACCTGCCAACCGAGCGTGATGGTGATAAGACTTGCCGCCAGATGCCCGCAGTTGCTAATCTGGTGGCCGATTTGATGAATGCTGGTTGGCCGAAGAAGGAGAAGTAAGCGGTAACCCCCGGCTTCGGCTGGGGGTGTTAAGGGGAGGGTGGCGTGTGGCCACACAGAACTGGGGCAAAAAGCTGCAAACCCTAGCACCCTCCCCTTAACACCTCACCTAACAGGAGAACATGATGGACCACCCGCAAAACGCTGATTTGCTGCGCCCGTTCGACCTCGAAGCCGCCAAGGCTGGGGCGCCGGTTCAAATTCTTGGGCGAGCCCCCAAGCCGAAGACTGAAAAGGTTCGCCTGCTTGCTTGGCTTGGCTTCAATGGTCGGGTGCATTTCGTAAAGGAAGGTAGCCCTGCGCATAATGACGCAACCCGCGCTGAGGGTTGGCGCCGCGTCCCGGGCGAGGATAAGGAAGTCGAGGTGGAACTGTGAATACGAACCCAGCCGCCGCCTGTGTGGTGAATCACCTAAAGGAGTCGAAATGATCACCAACTACCACATCGCCCAAGCGTATTCGCGCGGCGAACTGGTGCGCGAGGTGCAACGCCTGATCGACATGGGTTGGCAGCCGCAGGGTGGGGTCAATATCCATGTCGATTCCATCCAACATACCGATATTTATTCGCAGGCGTTTGTCGCCACCAAGGAATCGAAATGACCATTGACGCAAGCAAGACCAGCCCTGAAAAGCTGGCCGAAATGACCATTGACGCAAGCAAGACCAGCCCTGAAAAGCTGGCCGAAATGAACGACTCCCTGATCACGGACAACCGCTATTTGCGAGGTCGGGTGGCTGGGCTGACAAGTGAAACCGTGCGCCTGAAGAAAGCCATCGAAGTGCTCACGGATTTTGCCCAATCGGTCGGTGGTTCTTCCTCTTTCTGGGAGGATCACTGACCCCAATTTGATCCGGAGAGTGAGCAACCACCTAAACAGGGGGAGTGAAGATGACACCGATTAGCGATGATCTGAAAATAAGAAATACCATTTCCGCAGTATGGCATCTATACGACACCGAGCGAGCAGCAAGGGGGCGCCTTGAAGCAGAGGTGGCTGCGTTGAAAAAGCAGCTTGCACAGTACGCGGAGCAGCTTGACCACGCCTTTGCCCATAAACAGCAGCAAGCCACCATCGCCCAACAAGCCGCTGTGATTGAGCAGATGCGGGAGGCTCTTGAGAATCATAGTGGCAATTACAAGCTGACTAAAGCTGAATGCAAGGTTATTAATGAGGTAATAGCCCAACAAGCCTCCCCGGAAATCCTCGAAGCTAGGGATCAGCGGATTGTTGAGGCTATTGAGAAGATGGCTGTTGCTCTCAAATATAGCGAGGCTTCTTCCAATACAGACCGTCTAATTAATCAAGGCATCGGGCATGTTATTGCAGCAACTAAACAAGGCGAGTGGAGGAAATACCTATGAAATACTCCAAAGCCTACCTCGCCAAGCTGGCCCGCTGGGAAAAGCAAAGCAAGGAAAAGCCTGACCAGAATACCCGTAAGCGTGACGGTGAATATCGCAACGGGGCTGCCAAGATGTTTGAAAAATACGGGGGTTGAAATGAGCGCGAGTCTGCATTTTATCGAGAAGAAAACCGGCAAGATGATTGCCAAGCGATACCTGTTGGATCACATCCCCCGCATTGGTGAAGAATGCCGGTTTCATGGTGAGATGTATTTTAAAGTGGTTCAGGTGGTCAATGTTTTCGATGAAAACGGTGATCAGTACCGGGTTAATATTGGATTGGCGAAGGTGTGAGCGACAACCCCGAAGAGCAGTACCTGATGGACGCCTTGCGTATTCTTCGTGAAGACTACGCAAAGGCGGCCAAGCCCTACGTGGATCGGCTGGTTGCCATTCGCTCCATGCGGATTGAGCCGATGTACATCCCCATTGAATCACTATCTCAGGAGTTTTTAGATGCAAGTCTCAAGGAATGACACAACGCTGGCGCACGCGCTGGCCAAACAGGAAATCAGCAAGGCCTCGGCCAAGCTGCACGCTGGCCAAGGTCACGCGATATTGCGCTGCAACTCGGTCAAGGAATTTGTGCGCCGGGTGGATAAGCTCTTCGCTGATCGGATCATTGATGCAGCTATCGGTCGCCCCATTGGCAGCCGGGCCACGGCCAGCGTGATTGTGGTCGATACTGACACCGATAAAAACCTTGCCCTGACCCAGTTGGTTTTCGATGCCAAGTACCCCCACAATGAGCGGGTGCGCCCCCATGCTGTACCGCTGATCGTGCAGCAACACGCCTATGCTCGCCTGATCCAGCGAATCACCGGCGAGCAGAATCTCGGCAAAGCGGTGAAGGTGATTCAACCACATTTGCATGCGGCTGTCGGTTGGGTTCGTGCAAACTACCCACTGGAGCCGGGGACTGAGCTTTCCGTTTCGGGCTTGGGTATCGAGATTTCCGGATCGGTTGATGGTGAGGGGGCGCTGCGCCTGAAGACGGTTATTGATGCCGCCTGCATGCAAAGTAACTTGCGCAAGGCTTGGGCTTCGGGTGAGCGCATTGAAGTGCGTGAGACTTACAACCCGACCAACCGGAAGCCAAAGGTGCTGGTTGTTCTGGACGAAGTTAATGCTTGACACTTTCGTTAGGTCTTGATACAATATTTGAACTGCATTGCGGCGCATCACAAATAAATGCAAGGTATGGCACAGCATGGTAAAGATACGCGTTCAGGGGGTTTGCAAAAGCCCCTTGTTCGAGTCTCTTTCAGAGATTCAAACGCACTGCACGGTTGCGCAATGTTTCGTAGGGCAAGGTAAAGATACGCGTTTTGCATCTTCTTCGGAGGGTGCAATTCGAGTCTCTTTGAGGGATTCAAATGCAGCACACTGCACAGCCGGGCAAAGTATAGTGGCGCAAATCTACGCAACGCGCCTTCGGGCAAACAAACAGGAGAAACACCATGGCAATTCGCACCGCAAACATCAGCATCAAGGGTATCTCACCCCTGCTGCAATCCAACCCGCAAACCGTTGATCGTTTCAACATGTTCGCCAAGCGTATGTCGGAAATCAACGCCAAGAAGGTGCGCCGCACCGACGAGGATTATCTGGAACTGGCCAACCTCGAAGTCGAGAGCAAGGTTTATTTCGACCCAAGTATCGGCATCTACGTGCCAAGCAAGTGGTTGCATGAGGCCATCGCCTGCAACGGGTTCAAGGTTGCCAAGCTCAGCCGTGACACGATTCGCGGTAGCCTTTTTACGGTTGAAGATAAGTGTGCCCTGAGTTACCGTGACAGCGCCAAGGTGAAGGCGATCACCGACATCATCGGCAATCCGAGCTTCCGCACCAAGCTGATCCTCCCGCAAGGTCAGGTCCGTGTCGCCAAGACCTTCCCGATTTTTCATGACTGGTCATTCAGCACCGCGCTTGAGTTTGATGACAAGCAGATCGACGCTGACTCACTTACCCGCATTGTTCAACATGCCGCCAAGTACAACGGCTTCGGTGATTTTCGTCCCACCTTTGGCCGTGCTGTCGCCACGGTTACCCATGAGTAAGCCCTCTCTTTTTGAGGTGCTGCGTACTGCGGGTCTGTTGGATTACGGCAGCCACATCCCCGGCCCCCTTGTTCGTGACACCTTGGGTATCACTTATCCCGATATCGCAAGCAAGGGTGAGTTCGATCGACTCGCATTAATCGAACTCGGAGCGATGGACGGTATCAAGTCCATGCTGCTTAATCAGGGGAAGATGTTGGTCAGCATCAAGGGTGACTATCGCATCCCCCTACCCAGCGAAAATGCACTTTACGTGGAGGCCTACATGCGGGCGGCTGAACAAAAGCTACGCCGCGCCCGCAAGTTGTTGCGCAACTCACCGGCCGAGGTGAAGCGTGATCTGTGTAATTTAGAGGTCCGGCTTCACATGAAGTCAGGCACCTGATATACTGAGGTTTGCTTCCCCGACACGGAGCACGGAGGGTGATGCTGGATTGATCCCCGGCGCCACCCTCCACCCCTTAAAAGTGTCGATGCCCGTGTCTTGAGGATTAAAATGCAAATCACCACCGAGCGCCACCAATGAGCGCCACCCCCTTCGCCCTCTCGATCAGCGACAATTGCCGGTCGAACAACGTTACCCGCTTGACATTTTTGAAGCTGTCGGACTTTGCGGCATTCATCAATTCAGTGCCACCGGTAGCCGACAAGCTCCACTCCAAAGGTATCATCGCTTCACTGTTCAACAGCAATGTTCGAACAGTTGAAAACATCACATCTGTCACTTCAGCCACGTTGGATTTTGACACCCCATCTGAAGGACTATTTGATGCGGTGACGGCGATTCTTGAAGGTGAAGGTATCTCCCACGTAGCTTTCGGCACGTGGTCAAATCATGGGCGCTTTGCTGTTGTGGTCCCGTTTGCACGGCCAACCAGTATAGCGGGCCACGCCGCCACCGTTGAGCACCTGCGGGCCCTACTCGGAGCCTATGCCAGCTTCGCCCCTGAATCCTCACGCCCGGGGCAACTGCGCTTCATTAGCCCCAATGCTGATAATGAATATCGCAGCTTTAATGTGTTCGATGGTGCCCTTCTGGTGCCAGTTGAACCGGTTGAAGAGGTGGTGGCTACAAGCACCAGCTTTGAGAGTTTCGGTACCATAGCCACCCCCGGGGAAAAGAACCTCTTCCTGATCGCCCTGCGTAACAACCTGCTCCCAGAAAAGCGCCTTGATGTTTATGAGGACTGGTACCCGGTTGTGTTCGCTGCATTCAGGGCTTGGGGTATCGGCAAGAAGAAGGGCGATGTCACCGAGCACCAACAGGAAATGCTTGAAGCCTTGAACCTGTGGTCGAGCAAGCACGAAAAGTGGAAGCCCGGCTGCGTTGAGGCCAAGATTGGTGACCACCTGCGGGCCGGCGCCAAGACCATGACCATCCAATCCCTGCTCAAGATGGAAGTTGAGCAGACTCGGATGACCCATTTCATATCGGCCGACCAAGGGTTCAGCGACGCCGAGAAGCGCGAACTGGGGGCGACCTACAGCCGCCTGATCGGTGGGCAATCCATTACCTGTGTCGCCACCGTTGATCCAACCGCAATCGAGGAAGCACAGGGACAGCGTGCCGCCGAGCAGAGCAAGCAGGATGCCGAGCGCAAATGGGCCATGGGCATCCTGTCGCGCATGCCCGCCCCCACCAAACGCTTTGCTGAATTTCGTGACATCCTGACCGAACTGACAACGCAAGGCCGGCATGAATTCTGGGAGCTTGACCCCGAAGGATGGCACGATTTTCTGCGCCCGGTACCCATGCTCATGTCACTGGTTCAGGTGGCGGCGCTGGGGTTCATGCCGCATGTTCTCTTCAGGCAATCGGATGCGATTGAAGCCAAGGCGCTGAACCTTTTCTTCCTGAACATCGCGCGCGCTGGCACCGGCAAGAGCATCACCCTTGATGTCGCCGGTGACATACTGAGGAAGACGATTTATCGCAACTGCAACCCGCGGGAGAAGCTGCACTCAGCCACCGGGTTATGGGTGAATCACTTCGAACGCACCGGCAACCTCCAGTTGATGACCAGCGATGAGGCTGAGTCCATGTTTGGTAAAGCCGGGCAACAGGATCAACACCTGCACGCTTTGCATACCGCTATCAAGCAACTGTTCGACGGTGGAATCCCCGGCAAGACCTATCGCCCGAGCGCTCAGGTGCAGCGTGAGATCGCCGAACTTACCGCACCCACCCTGTTGCTCAATCTGGCCGGCACACCGGCACTGCTGAACGGTGACATCTCGGGGGCCATGATGTTTGACGGCTTCATGTCCCGCATGGTGACCTACATCAACGATGCTGAGAGCGACACCGAATCCGAGGAACAGGCCATTGCCCGCGCGGTCGAGTTGATGCAGGGTAAGGTGGGGAATTCACGCGAGCAGTCGATTGTCAAGGCGGCCAACTTCTTCAAGCAGGTTTGGAAGGATGGTCTCCACCCCCAAGGCCCAGCCATATTCGACGCACCGGTTGATGCTGATCGGGAATTCCTGATCAACACTATCCGTGAGCACTTCGAGAACCCAGACATCGAGCCGCGGTACATCCGGCCCGGCCGCACCTATGAAGACCTCATGGCCGTGGCCAAGCTGGAGTACAAGGCCAAGCACCGCTTCAACGTGCCGGCCGGCTTGAGCGGCACGGACGCTGAGCCTTGTATCGAGTCATTGAAACAGCGTGCCGGCCTGAAGCTCTTCATGCTGACCACGGTGCTCACCCTGATTGCTGCGCCGGAAGCTGAATACCTGAACCTTGAGATCATGGCATGGGCTGAAGAGTTTTTGTACGTGGCCCAGCGCGACTTCTACAACCACATGATCGGCAACAACAGCATGGGGCTGAGCGTTCTGCCCAAGTACCGGATCAACCCTGACATGATGAAGGCGTTGCGCCCGGCCGTGTTGCCCAAGGGTCCGTTGCACGGTGGTGGTTTGGTCAAGTCGGCAACCATGAATGCCTTCTCTCGCCCGTGGCGGCGCCTGTTGGCCGACCTAAAATGCGACGAAACCAGCGAACGCTTCAAGTGCGCAACTGAATTGCTGATTGAACTTGGCGTTGCCTATCAGGATGGGGAAAACAACGCGCGCCTGTTCTTCATCCGACCTGAAGCAAAGGATTAAACCATGACTGAACCCCTATTAAATTTCGATGACATGTACCTAGGCTTCAGCACGGAGCCGGGTGGAACCCACCTCACCAGCGAGAGCGATATCGTCAAGGCGCGGGCTGAAGAAGATGATCACGCCCTACTACTCAGTGAGCAGGCTGAAAAGTTCTGCCGCCTGATCGTGGTCTTCGGCAAGCTGCCGAGTGATGCGTATGAGTTGGCCTTCAGCGAGGTGGTCACCGACTATGACGATAACAACCAGCCCCGTGAGTTGGTGATCAAGCCTGATCTCCCGGCGTACCAATCCCGGGTGCTGCTCAAGCAACCTGAGACCAAGGGGCGCATTGAAGAACTGCGCAAGGAGGTGCGGGAATGGACCAAAAGCGACGTGGCCGAGGTTGAGATGACCTACCGCTCGGTGATGCTCAGCCCCAACTCGAAGGACACCGACCGCATTGCTGCCGGCAAAGCGCTGTCGGCGTTGCGCGGGTTTGATGCTCAGCCTGATCTCATGCAGGGTGCCCAAATTTTGATAAATTTACCATTTACTCCAAATCTATTAACAAGCCACCGCACTGTTGAAGGTGAATGACAATGGGTTGCGTTTATCTTTTGACATGCGAGGGGTCTGGGAAACAGTACGTCGGCCTGACCAGTCGCTCGATTGATTGTCGATTCAAAGAACACATCGCCGATGCTCGCAATCGAAGCCGCTTCCCGTTGCACCGTGCCATCAACAAGTATGGTGCTGATAATTTCAAACTTGAAACGCTCGCCATTACTGACGACCGGGATGAACTGTCGCGCCTTGAGGTTGAAGCCATCTCCAAATTCAACACCCGGGCGCCGAACGGATACAACTTGACCGGCGGTGGCGAGGCCCCAATCGGTGATGCCCACCCTAATTGGAAGAGTGAAAAATTCGCAGCATTCATGCGGGCAAACAACCCAATGGCCAACCCGATTCACCGTGCAAAAGTTACTGGTTTGAATCACCCGATGCTCGGTAGGACGCTCAGCCGAGAGTCGATTGAACGTGGTCGATTAAAAAAGCTTGGGCGGGTGTGGGTGCATAACGCTATCAGCAAGCACCAAACTCAGATTGAACCTGAATGGCTCGCCCTTTATGTTGAACTAGGTTGGACCAAAGGGCGCTTGCCATTTTTCACTCAGGAGGCTCGCAATAAAATGAGCAAGGCTAGAAAAGGTGGGAAGGCTTCCGCTGAAACCAAAGCCAAGATGTCAGCGACGAGGTTGGCCCTTAACGACAAGAAGAATGGACCCCTACTTGCATCCGTTGATAACCTTGTTCAAGCTGGGATTATGTTGAAAGACATCGAGACCTTGCTTTTTCTTACCCCCGGGCGAGCTAAAGCCCTTCGTCGGAATCGGAGAAGATAATGTCAGCCTTACCTGAAGGTCGCTATGAGGGCTTGGTGCTGGCGAGCCGGCCGACGCCGCGCCACCGCATGTACCATGTTGATATCCGCCTGACCAAGACCGGCGAGCAGATCGAAGCTGTTATGTTCAGCGGCCGAGATCATGCGGTGATGCTGGGCTTGGCTCGCCTCAAGTTCGTGGCCTACGGGCAACCGTGGTTACCAGATCAGGATCGCAGCAAGCCGCTTCCCGTGTTAGTGCTTGACTTATCCTTCGATCAGAAGTATCCTGATCGTAATCGCTTGACGCGGGCTCGGCGCATAGGTGTTGAGGTGGTTTGCGATGTTCGCGAGGCTCCAGCCCGTACCGATTTTGCTGAGTTCTAATTGCGCTGATTTGTTAATACTAACAGGAGTAACAGGGTGAAGAGTCGTAATCCACCGGGTTTTTGGACAGAAGAAAAGATCAAGGAAGTTGCTGCATCTTGTTTTAACAAGGCTGAGTTAAAGCACGCCTACTACGGGGCATATAAGGCCGCTGTATCTTCCGGATTGATCAATGATCTGTTCCCCTATGCTGGAAAGAAGGTGGCCATTCGCAAATGGGGTGAGGTTAAAATCCGCAACGAGGCTGCAAACTACAACACTAAGCGTGAATTTGAGGTTGGTTGCCCATCAGCCTATGTCGCAGCAAACAAGCGACATCCGGGCTTGTTGTCTGAGCTTTTCGGATCAAATTATTCACCTGTCCAGAGTAAGTGGGATGAGATTGAAATCCGCAAAGAGGCTGCAAAGTACGGGTCGAGGAAAGACTTTGCTAGGGGTAGCCACGGTGCGTATAACATGGCCAGAAAACTGAATCTTGCTGATCAATTATTTCCCCCAAAAATAAGGGCGGATTGGACTGAAGCAACTGTTCGCAGTGAGGCTAAAAAATACGGTAGTGTTGTTGAGTTTCAACGTGAGTGTGGGTCAGGTTATAACTTTGCCAATCGACTTGGTATTGTGTGGAACCTTGGGTTCCCTGAAGACCGCGCCCCATCTGACAATAACGCCATCTACATTTGGCGCGCTGTGGGGCAGGTTTATAACGGTAACCCGGTTTATAAGATTGGTGTGACCAGCGCTCGACTCGGAACCGATCGAATTGAAAGGTGCTCCCGCTCAAATGGTTTCGATTTTGAAATTATTTGCTGTGAAACCGTGCAGTGCAGGGGTACCGACTTGGAGAAGAAGTTGCTAATTCTCGGGGAAAACCCTAGGTTTGTAGGCTTTGATGGTTGCACCGAGTTCAGGGCTTTATCCGACAGCGCTCTTTATGCCGCCATCTCTTTAATTTGTGGAGCTATGTGATGGAGCTCCGCCCGTACCAGTCTCGCGTTATTGACTTGACATTGCGCCACCTAGCCGACAACCCTGAGTCACAGCCAATTATTTCGGTTGCCACGGGGGGTGGTAAGTCCATCATCGCCGCATCTTTGTGTGAGGCGCTTGGTGACAAGAGCGACGGCATGGTTATCATCCTCACTCATCGCAAGGAACTGGTTCTGCAAGACCACTCCAAACTACCCCACCACCTTGATGCTGGCGTGTTCTCAGCTGGCGCCGGGAAGAAGCAGTTGCGCAAGATCACCGTGGCATCCTTTCAATCCATTCGCAGCCATGTCGAGAAGCTACCCCGTGTGGATTGGATCATCGTGGATGAGTGCCATTACGCCCTGAAGGGTTACGCTGAGTTCTTCGCCAAGGTGCGCGAGCGCAACCCCCAACTACGGGTTATTGGTATGACCGCAACCCCATACACCCATGAGTGTGTAGGGCTCCACCTCCTACCGGCCGACAAGCGAATTTTCTCAGGCATCTGTGCCGAGGTTGGTATTGGGGAACTGTTGCGCGAGGGGTACCTGTGCCCATTGAAACCATATCGCGGTGACGCCCGCATTGATACAACCGGGGTGGTGATCGACCGGCGCACTGGTGACTTTGCCCAAGGCGCCTTGCAGGTGGCTGTGGATATTGACGAGTTAAACCAACGCATCGCGGCTGAGTCAGTGGTGATTTTCCATGATCGAAATAGCATCATTGTCTTTTGCACCGGGGTTGATCACGCCAATCACATCCGGGACGCACTGGTTACTTTGGGTGAGAACGCTGAGGTTCTTCTTGGTAATACTGCTCACGCTGCGCGTGATGATCTTGTTGCCCGGTTTCGTGCCGGCAAGATTCGCTGGCTGATCAGTGTGGATGTGATCCTCGTTGGGTTTGACGCGCCATGCGTTGATGGCATTTGCTTCCTTCGCCCAACCAAAAGCGCCCTTGTCTGGACCCAAGCGCTTGGTCGCGGCATGCGCCTGTTCGATGGGAAGGATAACTGCCTTGTTGCTGACTTCACCACCAACAGCGAGGACTTCCCACCGCTGGATGAAATCGAACCACAACCACCAAAAGTGAAGAACGGTCAGGCGCCTGTAAAATGCTGCGACAACTGCTATTCAACCATCCTTGCCGGGCTGCGCATTTGCCCGTGCTGCGGCTACGAGTTTCCCCCGGGCGAAGGTGGGCCTGAGCGAAACTTTGACCCGGTTACGGGGATGCTGGTGAGTGGGATTATTCGCAATGAAGATGGGTCAAAGACTTACCCGGTGTCTCATGTCGATTACGAAATCAGGAACACGGCGGCCGGCGCCCCCGCATTGGTTGCCCACTACATGAGCGAGGGGCGGCAAAGCCCTGTCGGTGTTGATTGGTTCAACATGTGGCATCACAAGTCAAGCGTGTCACAGCGCGACTCAGCCAAATGGCTGCGCCGCCAAGTAAATGCTGATGGTCCGATACCCATGACCGCCCAAGAAGCCTTGGCCCGTGCCAGCTTTGGCGCCTTGAAGGTACCCCGCTCGGTCACGGTGAAGCCGGGCTCACCTTTCCCCATTCGCTTTGGGATGTAAATAGTGCTTGACGAAAACGTTAGCGCTTGATACCATAGAACCTCGCTACAGAAACACCATCTAAACAGGAGATACCGATGAGCCGTAAGCTGAAGGAAATCCGCCGCATCCTCACTGAACATGATGTTCGTGACCCGCGTGGCGCACTGGCCGCAGTTGAGCAAACGCTTAACAGCAAGAACCCGAACCCGGAGAAGAAGGTCAAGCCGCTGATCACCGCCACCTTGACCGAGCATAGCGGTGCTGCCGGTGAGGTGAAGGTGGTTACCGGTGAAGGTTTCGAGCCAAAGCACCTGATTGCACTGATCGAAAGCCTGAACCATTTTGGCAACGAGAAGTTCGGCGAGTGCCCGGGCTGCGAGAACTGCCAGCCGGAACTTGAAGGCAAAGAACTGAAGCTCGACCCTGCATTCCTTGAAGTGTTGCGCGGTATTGCCGCCAAGCTCAAGGCCACCCAAGCCAATAAGAAGGAAGGTGAATAATGGAAAACAACGAAAAAGCTGTGCAACTTGGGCTCGCCGGTGTTGATCCGGCACCTGAAGCCGAAGTCGCCCCGTTCTTCTTCAAGCTGGTTGCCGATGAAAACGGTGTCACCGATCTGGCGTTCCGCAAGGATGCGGGCAAGTTGTTTGCCACCCTGCTGTTCTCGTTGGACTACGTGAATCAGTCCTTCGAAGAACCGTTCCCGACCGTCGGCGATTTCGTCCGCCACCTCGCTGAAGTCGCCGACAAGGTGGAAGAAGCCCATGCCCAGAAGGAGAACCTGAATGCCGCAATCGACACCAGCACCGCGAGCGCCAATTAAAACTGGCAGTCAGCGGCAGACCGAATACACCGCCCGAATGCGGGCCAAGGGTTATAGCATGCTGCTCGGCCTGTGGGTACCAAACGCGATTAAAGATGAATGTCGCGAATTGGTGAAGGCTCGGGTTGCACAGTATGAAGAAGGTCTTTCATTCTAGTTAGTGCTTGACAAGTCTCGGCCAGTTTGAATCCGCTAGGCTTGCTGTATCAGAAGCAAAACGTAAGTGGTGGGCCGACAAACGAGCAAGTGATGGGTATATTAAAGCGTGCTCCAACATAGCCAAGGGAACGAAGTTGGCCATGCAGGATCAGACTATCCGCAACAAAATTTCAACAGCCATGCGCAAGCCGGCTCAACCATAGAAAGGTAGGAACCCAAAATTAACGGTCATTTTGAAAGCAACGGAATTTACCCACTCTCGGTCACCCCGGCAGAGGGTTACGGTACCGATCCACTCACCCGCACCGGTAAGCAGATTATCTCCCACGTCAATGGTAGGCATGTTCGCGTTGATGATGCTGAAGTTGGCACCTTCACGCTGGTTGATGATCGCAAAGATGCAAGCCGCTTTGACGATATCAATGTTGCGAGTGCCGCTGCACTTGACCTGATCACCAAGGTTCGTGAAGCGCACGCCCTCAAGCAAGCTGCATAAGTATCCCAAGTAATGTGCTGGCCCCATTGGATCGGGGCTGGTAGCAAGCGCAATACAGCGAAGCCCCCGGCGCCAATAAACCGGGGGCACAAATTCCAAACAGGAGAAATACCATGAAGGCAAAGTTCAACATCGACGGTTCCACCACCCAAGTGCAGCATCTGGCACTGGCCCAATTCTTCATCGCACTGGCCGCCGGTGCGGGCGCCGCACCGCAACTTGGCGGTCTGGATGAATTGGTTGGCGGTCTGGATGAATTGGTTGGCGAGGATGAGCCGGAATTCACCACGTCGCTTGGTGCTGAACCCGCCGCCCCGGTGGTAGCCGGTACCGAAGTGGAAGCACCGAAGCGTCGCCGCCGCACCAAGGCTGAACTCGAAGCTGAGGCGCCGAAGACCCAGCCGGAAGAAGTTGAAGCGGCCGAACAGGCTGAAGCGGGAAACGTCCAAGCTGCTGTTACCCAAACTGCGCCCGTGACGGATACGACCGCGGCCCCAGCTGCATCCAGCACTCCTGCTGCGGCATCCCCTTCTGAACCCGCACCGGACAGCTACGAAACCGCAGCCCCGGCTGGCGCCAGCAAGGCTTACACCGAAGCCGAGATTCAAGACCTCGCCGGCCGTGTTGCTCGGGCGGTTGGTCCGGAAGTGGTGAAGGCTGAGATCACGGCCCTCGGCGCGGCTCGCATCGCTGATCTGTCACCGGAACAGCGCAACACCTTGGGCGCAGTGCTGACCACCAAGCTCCCGTAAGCACCATACCCCAGCGTTAGTACTTGACATTAACGCTGGGTTGCTGTATCATTGGTGAATCGAACAGGAGAATACGATGAAAACCATTCCAGTGTTTTACAGCGACGCCCAAGTGCATGATGCTGCCAGCTTTAGCAAGTCACCCTTGAAGCCGGGCCTGTTGGCTCGGCGCATTGCGCTTGACCCAGCATTCCGTATCACCAACCAAGGCATTGCCGCGGTTTCACCCGAGCGCCTACTTCAAGTGCATGATGCTGACCATGTGGGTGGTGTGTTATCTGCAAAAATTCCAGATGGGTTCGGCAATCGTTCGATCAAGTCCATCACCGCGATTCGCCACACGGTTGGTAACTTCTTGGCAGCCGCCAATTGGGCGGTCACCGATGGGGCAAAGCTCGGGGTTGTCTGGTCTCTGACTTCCGGCTTTCACCATGCGGCGCATGACCGTTCCGCTGGCTTCTGTACTTTTGACGCCCTCACCCTGAGCGCTTACGAAATGCAGAAGCACCTTGACCTGAAGACCCTCATCATTGACGAGGATGCCCACTACGGGGGTGGTTGCGCCGACATCATTGAGGTGAAGGGTATGGGTGGGTATTGCCAATACCTTCAAAGCCGGAACACCCACGGCCATTATTCGGGGGTTTCCATCACCCGCTTTGCCACCGAGCTTGGGCTGAAGTTGCGGGAGTTTGAGCCTGACGTTATCTTTTATCAGGCCAGCGCTGACAACTGGATCGGTGATCCGCTTGGTGGTGCCCTGAGCATTGACCAGCTTTACATTCGCGACTTGATTGTGTTCAGCACGGCCCGGCGCCACGGCATCCCGGTGGTGTGCAACTTGGCCGGTGGGTACGCCAAAGACTATGAACACACCTTGGCTATCCACATGAACACGGGTGTGGCGATGAAGAACATCTACCTTGAAATTGAAGTGGATGCTGAGTTGCCACCCTCCGCAATTGAAAGCGAATATGCAACCTTATCGTCGTAAATATTCTGGCTGGGCTGTCGCGCTGGCATGGTTTTTTCTGATTTACTTTGCCCTCTCCTGCTGGGCGGACCTTGCGTCTTTATTTTTCTAGGAGCAACAATGAACAACGGTTTAATGTCTTTCGACGGGCTGCTTGCAGCCGTTCAGGCTGGGGTCATCTATGATCTCACCCCTGAAGGCGTGAAGGCGGAAATCCCTTTCGATCACATCAATGCTGCATCTATTGATGTTCGCTTGGGCGCTGACATCTTGGTTGAGGAGGGCACTAATTGGCAGTGTGGGCGTTGTGTCAGCCTGCGTGACCGCGACCCACTTGGCATGCGCAAAGTGTTCATGGATGAGCAGGGTTACATCTTGGCGCCGGGTGAGTTCATTCTCGCCCACACGGTTGAGCTGTTCAACCTGCCCAACAACATCGCCTGTGAATTCAAGCTGAAGTCCAGCGGCGCCCGCATTGGTCTGAACAACGCTCTCGCAACGTGGTGTGATCCCGGTTGGAACGGTTCTGTGCTGACGCTGGAACTGCAAAACATCAGCCGCTTCCACACCATTCACCTACACCCGGGCGACAAGATCGGCCAGATGCTGTTCTATCACGTTGATGAGGTGCCGGCTGATCGCAGTTACGCGGCGCGCGGGCGCTTCAATGGTGACGCCTCAGTGCAACAGACCAAGGCTAACCCGCTTGGCGGCGAGCAATGAGCGCCACCTTCCTGCACGTCAAGGGTGGGGGGTGGGTCAATGCGGCCCATATCCGCCACATCAGTGAGCAGGATGTGGCCACCGTCCCAACCGCCAACCCAAACAATGACCACTTCTTCCAACTGGAAGAGGACTGGGCTAACCCCGAATACATCATTGAGGTTACGGAGGATCGACCCGTATGACCGAACAACCGATCACGCTGCACGCCAAGCTCAGCCCCTCGTCCAGCGACCGCTGGCTTGAGTGCCCCGCCTCAATCGTGCGCGCCCCTGAAACCGAGGACGAGGGTAGTGAGCACGCCCGTGAGGGTACCGCCGCCCACGCCCTTGGCGAACACTGCCTGCGGCTCACCTGTGACACCCATGGCGCCGAGTTCCCCAAGGACCACGCCAAGTATGATTCACCTGAGATGCGAACCTACATCCAAGGGTATCTGGATTACGTGCGTCGCCACACCGGCGAGGGTGAGTTGTTCATCGAGCAGAAGCTGCAAATCTTCCCGGCCTTCGATGTCTGGGGCACGGCTGACGCGGTGGTTGTCACGGCCGATGGTGTGCTCAAGGTCATTGACCTAAAGTATGGTCGCGGGGTTCTGGTTGAGGCTGATGACAATACCCAACTGCTGCTCTACGGCATTGGGGCGCTCACCCTTGACTGGCTCTCCCGTGTGCCAGTGCATACCGTTGAGGTGCATATCTATCAGCCGCGGCGCAATAACATTGTGTCGGCAACCTACCCAGTTGAAGAGTTGGTGGCATGGGTGCGGGCCAATGAGCACAAGGTCGCCCGGGCTCACGCTGGCACCGATCTGGCCATGCCCGGGGTGCATTGCAAGTGGTGCCCAACCAAGGGGGTGTGCCGGGAGCGGGCTGAGAATAACCTGAAGCTGGCCGCATTTGACTTTGCTTCAGTGATGCCAACCTGCACCGACAAATCGGGCCTCACTGAAGAAGAGTTGGTCAAGATTTTCCTGAACGCCAGCCTGATCAAGAAGTGGGTCGAGGATGTCGAGAAGGAGGTTGCCAAGCGAGCGCATGAGGCGCCGGTAACCGGGCTCAAGTTTGTCGCCGGCCGGGCAATGCGGAAGATCATCGACAAGGTTAAGGCGATTGGGCTCCTGCGCGCTGTCGGTATCGAGCCAATGAGCGAACCGGAAATGCTGGGGATCACGGCCCTCGAAAAGCTGATCAAGGAGAAGGGCCTGAAGACTGACGAGTTACTGGGTGACACCATCGACCGCATCGTTGGTTCCCCGATTCTTGTCAGTGTTGCCGACAAGCGGGCGCCGATCGACAAGAATACCGCAGCAGCTGAAGCGTTCAAAAATGCTTGACCGCAGCGTTAGTAGCTGATACAATGGGGTCTTGGTGGTAGCAATTATCGCTAAGACCCTGGTCTGATTATCGTTCATCCTATCTGGAGTAATACAAATGGCAAAGCCAAATCAAGCAATCACCGAAAAGGTTCGTGTTTCCTACGCCGACCAACTCTATGTCCCGAAGCCCAATGACAAGAACGTCCTGAAGTACGGGTGTGCATTGCTCGTTCCCAAGTCTGACACCGTGACCTACCAGCGCCTACTCGCCGCCGGTGAATACGTCAAGCGCAAGGCCAACCCGGGTAAGGACGAAGCCTTCTATAAGGCTATGCCCCGCACCATCCACGATGGCGACGGCGTTAAGCCGAACTCCGGTGAAGCCTACGGTCCGGAATGCAAGGGTCACTGGGTCATCAACGTCAGCGCCAACGAGCGCCCGGGCATTGTCGATTCAGGTCTGAGCCCGATGGTCGAGAAGATTTTCAGCGGCGATTATATCCGCGCCGATCTGAACGCCTTCTGGTTTGAGACCAGCGGCAACAAGGGTGTCAGCTTCGGCATCAACAACGTGATGTTCCTTGAGCGCGGTGAGCGTATCGACGGGCGTCAGGATGCAGCCAGCGCCTTCTCGGCCTTCGCTGAGTTCTAAGTTTCAAGCAGCACCAATGCAGCAAACCCCGGGGCAACCCGGGTTCTTTTCGTCCATCAACAGGAGATTCACCATGAAGAAATTCACTTTCATCCTCGCCGCTGTTCTGGCGATTGGCCTTGCAGCATGTGGCAAGACTGAACCCCGTGTTCAAACCAGCGACGAACTGCGCGCCGAAGCATTGGCCAACAGTGACAAGAATCGCAAGTTGCAAGACCTCTTGGAGCAGCAACGCTCAACGGCACTGAGCAACGCCACGCTGAATGCCAACTCGTACTTCGCCGCAAACCCACGCTTCGACAACACTTGGTCGAAGATTCCCCACACCGACGATGTGATCACCCCCTCATGCCCTCAAGGTTCAGGTTGGGCGTGGGTAAATATCATGCGCGTCGAGGGTAAGGCTGTTGAGAAGAAGACGATCTGGTGTAGCACCTCCAGCCGCTCCTTGGGTTGCTATATCGAGGCTGACTTCTTGAAGGGTCCGAATGCTGGCCAGCAAGGGCGCTGCGATTCGAACCTGCCCCACCCACTAACCGCCTTTAAGTAAATCATGGCCGCGGTCGGTGTGTTTGCTGGTCGCGGCGATGTGGTCCTAGCTATGGGGATGGCCCTGTGTTTCGGGGTCTTCCTTGGCTATCACATTCGCCGTGGCGTTGAGTGGGTTTCAAACAGGAGAAAGAAATGAATATGTCGCCGATTGATTTTGTCAGGAAGTTCAGCGCAATGGGCTATGAACCCTTCACCGCTGATGAGTTGGTTGCTGCCCAATCGGCCCGCTTGATTGGCTACCATGGTCCAAATGGTGCCTATCAACTTACCGAGCTTGGGGTTAGCCTGCTGGAAACCCGGCCCAGCCCGGCCTTCTGGCAAGCGCTCAGTGGGCCGGCCGCATCATCCCAAGCCGCCAAGGATGTTCAGGTGGGCGGTGACCACTACAAAACCATGGGCGACTATCAACCGTGGCAGGTACTCGCCGAATGGATGACCCCTGAAGAACTGCGCGGCTATATGAAGGGTACCGTCATCGCCTACCTCGCCCGTGAAAAGCAGAAGGGCGGGGATCAGGATATCGGCAAGGCCTTGCACACAATGCGGTTGTTCGAAGAGTTGCGGAAGGATAAGCCGTGCAAGTGAATATCCTGCTCGAAGCTGGCCATGATCTCGCCCTGCGCGGCATGGCGTACAGCTACAAGGACCGCGCCGTTGATCCTGCCGATTGGTGGTCACCCCAGCGTAAGCGCGCCCTCAAGCGCGCCCCCTTGCTGGCCCCACTGGATGCCGGGCACAACAAGTTCCTGCGCCAGATTGCCCTGTGGATCGACATTGAGGCGTGCCGCACCTTCTGGTCTGAGTTCGACACCTATAAGGTGGGTGTGGTGGCCAACTCAGAAAGCACCATGCACACCTTGGCCAAGCGGGCGCCGCGGTTTGACGACTTCGAGCTGGGCACGGATGCCAGCGTGATCAGTGAGTTCTGTCACCTCCACCTGCGGGCCAAGGGTGACATCAATACGCTGAAGCTGAACCTCCCTGAAGGCTTCCTTCAACGCCGCATGGTGACCCTCAACTACGGGGTGCTGCGCAACATCATCGCCCAGCGCCGGGGGCACCGGCTCAAGTGGTGGGGTGTGTTCATCACCGAGATCATGGCCCAAGTTGCGCACCCTGAATATCTGCGAGACCTACTTAATGAGCCTCAGTGATCAACAGTTGCGGGATGCCTACGCGAAGCTGAATGTGTGTGGTGAGATGACCGATCACCACGTAGCCCAAGCCAAGCTATTCATCTCAGCCGTCTTTGACCTGTTGCCAGCATCCGGCTACACCGATGAGACAAATGCGGTGGCGTGGGATAGCTTCGAGCTTTCCGGCGCCAAGGTTGAACCCACATATAAGAGACCAACATGGGGCGAGTAACCTACGAACGCAAGACCAGTGACGCACCGGTGATGGCCCATATTACTGAGCCAAACTGGGCAGCACTGATCGGGCGCCTATGCCAAAAATCCATTCCGAAGAAGCAGATTGCCGAGCGCTGTGACATGACCCGGCAGGTTCTCTATTCGATCATCGCCGGCAACTCGGTACCCTATTGGCGCCAAGGCCAACTGCTGATCGACCTGCACCAGCGGGTTGTGGTTGATGGTTGCGAACTCAAACAACCCAAAGCCGCCCCCGTGCTCACCCTACTACTCGGACAACTCCAATGTCAAAAGAAGTAATCGTTCTGGACAGCGAAATTGTCCCGTCCCACTACCTGTTCGCAGCCAAGCGGCTGAGCGACGGCAAGCGTATGCGCCTTTGGGGTCACAACCCTGACGACATGGAGCGCCTTGGCCTCCTGCTGCGCAACCCGGCCCTTCAGTGGGTCAGTTTCAACGGGATCAAGTTCGACATGCCATTGGCTGTGGCGGCGGCCAGCGGCGCCAGTGTGCGCGAGTTGAAGGGGATGGCCAACGACATCATTATCAACAACAAGCCTGAGTGGATGACTTATCGGGACTATGCTATCGAGCGCATCATCACGGCCGACGGAAACCTGATTGATCACCTTGACTTGATTGAGGTCGCCCCGGGTGTGATGGTCAGCCTGAAGCTATATGGCGCCCGCATGGGTTCGCCTTCGCTGGTTGATATGCCGTTTCACCACGAAGACTGGTTGGAGGATTGGCAGGCCGATATCTTGGCCGACTACTGCGACAACGACCTTGACGAAACCGAGCGCCTCTACAACAGGGTGAAGAAGCAGATCGACTTGCGGGTGCAGGTTAGCGAGCGCTACGGCATTGACCTGTGCAGTAAGTCAGATGCTCAGATGGCTGAGGCAATCATCACCAAGGAACTAGGGATTGGCCGATCAGCCAAGGCCGAAGTACCGAAGACCGTCACCTACAAGGCACCCCCCTTCATCCGGCCGCGCAGCCCCATCCTGCTCGACATCCTTGGCCGGGTGGAGCGGCACCAGTTCAAGATTCACCCGGGCAACGGGTCGGTGATGCTGCCTGACTTCCTATCCGACGAGCCGGTGTTGATCGGCAAGGGGATTTACCAAATGGGCATTGGCGGCCTGCACTCGCAGCATGATCGTTGCGTGTTCTGGGAAGCCACCCCTGACTTCGAAATCGTGGATGCCGATATCGGTTCGCAGTACCCGACCATTATCAGCAATGCGGGGTTGTCGCCGAAGAACTTGGGCGCCGGTTTCCTACCCCTGTACCGCGGCATTATCAAGGAGCGCTTGGCCGCCAAGCACAGCGGTAACAAGGTGGTCGCCGACACGTTCAAGATTGTTCTGAACGGCAGCTATGGCAAGTTCGGTTCCATGTTCTCCAAGCTGTACGCCCCAGACTTGATGATCGCCACCACTTTGACCGGGCAATTCTATTTGCTCACCCTGATTTATGAGCTGGAGCAGATGGGGGTTACGGTGATCTCAGCCAACACCGACGGCGTTACCTTTGGCGGTCACCCTGAGTTGATCAAGAAAGCCAAGGCCTTGATTGAGGTGTATGGCTGGACCACCAACTTCGAATTCGAGTATGCCCATTTCAGGAAGATCGCCTACAAGGATGTGAATAATTACATCGGCGTCACCACGGACGGGAAGATCAAGTGCAAGGGCCTCTATGCTGAATCGGGCCTGCAAAAGAATCCAACCAACGAGGTCTGCACCTTGGCGGCCCAAGCCTATCTGGCCTACGACACGCCGGTGCATGAGTTTGTCCGCGCCCACCTGTCACTGGTCAACCTGCCCAACTTCCTGCAAGCCCGCACGGTGAATGGTGGGGCTATGCAATGCACCGCGGTTGAAAAGCCGGCCGACATGCCCGCCTACCTGACGGCACACGGCTATAAGTTCAACGGCAAGAAGTGGGAAATGGGCGATGACTGGGAAGGTACCGAGTTGATGACCGGGCGCCGCTGCATTGAGGCTGAGGTTCGCGCTGGTGGTGTCAAGCTGGGGCGCGTGGCTCGCTGGTACTACAGCACCAACCCCAAGTATAGCGAGGGTATCCGCACCTGCAAGGCGGGCAGTCTGGTGCCGAAGAGTGAGGGCGGATGCGCCATGATGAAGCTACCCAGCGAACTACCGGGTGACATTGATGTGCAGCGCTATATCAACGAAACAATTTCAAACTTACACAATATGGGGATTCCGTATGTTTCCAAGCAATGAACCGAAGAAGCGCCTCCACATGGCCAACCTTGGCGACAAGGTTCGCTTAACAGGGGATCGCGAGCGCCGCGTCTTTGAGGTGCGCGAGAGCACCTACAAGGGGTATATTGACCTCTACCGCGGCAAGCATCGAGTGATCACAGCCGCCCCCTCACAAGAGGTTGAGTTCGTTACTGCTTGACAAACAATCAGGGTGGGTGATATCATTCACCCTGAGTTGCAAAACAGGAGAAAGAACATGCACATCAAGTTTGGATCGGAACTGCCGAAGCACCTGCGCGACCCGCAGCGCTTTGCCCGCACGGACCCCAACCCCGCGGCACCATTCGTGCAGGATAGCTCACCCTTGCCCTCACCGTGGCTCGCCATTGGACTGGTGGCTGTTGCACTGGTGTCAGGTGTTGTCGCCTACGTTTGGGTGGTGGCATGACCGCCCGTTTCGTCAGTGCTGAACTGCTTTTTCAGTTCCAAAATGCAGCGATCGAACTGGCTCAGAAGTTGGGCGCGGCTGAGGCTCGCATTGTTGAACTTGGAGTATGAATTGGTGGGGGTTAAGCAATACCTCGATGTCTGTCGGGGGAAGATGCACACCTACGAGGATCGTATCTGCACCCACAACGCTTTGCCATGGTACAAGCGCTGGTTTCATCGAGTATGAGCAACCGATTCCACGCCAGCTTTAAGCAGGTTGGCGACGAACTCGAAGGTAAAGTGGTGAGTGCTGGCTCCCCAGCATTTACCCTTGAGTGCCTCGCTGAAATCGTGACCGGTATCGCACAGCAAACCGGGATTTCCCGGGCTGAAATTGTGCGAGACCTTTATTCACTGGTGACGAACAAAGTCACCTAAGATCAATCGGGATCAACCACCCACCCCTTTCAAAGAAAGGAGCGGACATGCTGCGGGAACAGCCGGTTGGCCCCGACCCCTTTACTGCTTCAAGGCGTCATACTTTTCCAGCAGGGCCGTGGCCTTGGCTGTCCCGGACTCGGTGATCACATTCACCTTCTCGATATCGGCATTGCCACGGGCCAGCGCGCGTTGTTTGCGGGCCTTTGAATCCTCCCGATAGAAGCGGTTGAAGTCATCAGCCAAGGCGATTTCTGGATTGGCAGCCTTGAAGTCGCGGGCCTCTTGACGCAAGCCCTCATCCTTGTTCGCTGCGGCGCGCTCCATCAAACCCTTGTAGCGGTTTTCCAGTTGGTTCAGTTCGCCACTCACTTCGAAGGCGCGAGCCCGAACCCCGACGGCACCCTTGGCCTCACCGTAAATGCGGCCAATCAGGGGGATGCGGCTCACCGGCAACTCTTCGCGCGGCACACCCATCACATCCTTAGCGCCGGCAACCGCCACCTGCCCGGCCTTGATTGCTTCACGGGTCAGGCCACCACCAACTTCGCCAACCAGATAATCAACCTGATCACCGGTTGGGCTGATTGCGCCGGGCTGATCCTCGTTGCCACCGCTGATCGTGTTCAGGAACTCAGCGATCTGGCGGCCGGTGGTTGTGCCACCCTCCTTGGTGCGGGAGAAGCCCGGGGTCTTGTCGCGCTGGTTCATGTCTTCGCGTGCGATCTGGCGACCGAACACATTCTCGTTCATGTAGAGCGCCACGGCTGGGTCAGTTAGCGCCGGGCTGATTGCCATCTGCCAGTTACCTTGACCACCAAACGGATTGAAGGCTGACACCTGCCCGAGCGTTGCGTTGCCGACGTGACCCTGTGCCTTCTTGAAGTCGCCGGTGGCTGCCGAGCCCATTGCCTGCGTCATCTCACGGCCAAAGTTGATCAGGGTGTTGAAGCCATGCGGCATGGGGATTGCCAGATAATCCTTGTCGCCAAGCGGGATGATGAAGGAGCGATCCTTAACCGACTGTGGTGGCTCCTCATCATCGAAGCCCGCGGCAAACAAGAGCGCCGCCTGCAAGCTGCCGAGGCTGGCCAACGAACCCATCACCTTCTTACCAAACGGGGTCAGCGTGGTCTTCTGGTCGGCCATCACCTTTCCATCCTTGGTCACGGTGTAGGTCTTCTTTTCAAACAGCGCCTCAGCCATGCGGGCTGAACCCTGTACCGCAGCATTGAAGAAGGGGAACAGTTGGTTCAAGGCGGTTGAAGCGTTGCCGCGACGGTTGAAGTTGGTGGAGATGTTCTTCGAAATCCCGGCCGCCAAGGTCATTGCATCGGCTTCGCTGTGGCCCTGCTCCATGTACTTTTCAGTTGCCTTCTTGAACACAATGGTGCGGGTGGCTGCCTCAGATGCTGAGTTCCAACGGGCAATGCGTGCGGCGATTTGCTTGGAAGCCCATGCGCCGGCAGCGTTACCTGAAGTCTCACCTTCACCGAACCGGTAAAAGCTGTCACCGATTTTCAGCAACCCACCCTGCGCACGGGTCAGCCAATCAGCCGCCTCATTGGCTGGCAGGAATTGGGACTCAACATCGGAACCATACAGGCGACGCAGCATTGTGCGGGCTGTGTCGGGTTCAGCAATATGCTCCATCACCCCGGTCATGCCACCGGAACGCTGCGCCTGATCCATCCACCAACCCCATGACCCTTGCGGTGCTTCGGGGGCGGCGCCGGTATTACTGTGCAACGCTGCGAACTCTTCGTTCAGGCGATTGTTGATCCCCATGTAGGCGCCGGGGAACTGGGTGGCGATCTGGCGGCTATCGGACCAAGACCAGCCGGGAACCCCACCATCCTTGGCGTTGATCATGGCGGCCTGAATGTCGCGCGCGGAGTTGAACGGCATGAACATCGGGTTGTAGCCGGTTGCCATTGCCACGGTCCAGCGGGAGAACATGCGGAACGGCGTGAGCAACTTCTGCATTACCTTGGCGCCGTTGCCGCCACCCACTGTGGCCTTACCCTTGAGAGCGTTCATAATGGCCATACCATCAACCGAACCCTCATCGAATTTGATGATGTGATTCTCACCTTCAACCGGGATCACCATGACGTTCTGATCGTTCAGCGCGTTTGGTACATCCTGAATGAAGACTCGCTCGCCAGTACCAATCAGGCGGGATTCAATGCCGCTGGTGGTGACATCAACCCCCGGGTTTTGCTGAACCCAGATTGCTTGTTGGGTGTCGGCAAAGAGGCGGGCCTGTTCGCGATTGTAAAACTCCGGTGACATAGAACCATCGGCCGTCAAGGTTTGATAGATGTTGGTGTTCTTGATGACGCGGGTTTGCGGCACCACATCCACTGCCCACATCGGCTTTAACTCAGTGCCGCGGGTGAGGTAGTTGGGCACAAAACCCTTGGCAAACTCCAGCATTGTGCGAGCGACAACCGCATTCTCACCGCGGCTCACAATGCGGGAGCCAAGGATCAAAGTGCTGGCCAGCGGGTCGATAATCTCAGCCGACGAACCCATTGCGCGCTGGGTGATCCCTGTGCGCAACGAGAAGCCTTGCGCGCCGCGCGCCGTACCGATGCCAAGGTTCTCATCAAGATCAAGTTCGCGATGGAACGGGGTGTAGTTCGGGAAGCCGGTTTCAGGATTGCGCCACGCTTCAATCAGGCCAGCCTGCTCCAACCCCTGTGCAACCGCATAATCTTGGAGGTCATGGATCATCTTGCGATACACCTTCTCAGCTTCGAGCAGGGCGGGGGCTTGTGGGCTGCGCTCAAGGCGGGCCAACTCGATAGCGGCTTCCTTGTCGGTAATGCCTGAACCCGGGAACTCGGCGTTGTAGCCGCTCACCCGCTCACCGGCCGCGTTAAACTTGGCAGGATTGATCTCGGCCATACGGCGATTGTATTCAGGCACATGCCGCATTTTGAGCAAGGAGTTGATATCGCGATGGGCATCCTCACCCTTGTTCGGCCCCGTGTAGGCGGCTTGCATGATGTTCTCCATCGCGGCAAGTGGCTCCATGACCAAGCGCTTTTGCGCACTTGACATCTTGGAACCCAAGCGGTCCAACGCCCCCATCGTGTCCATCTTGATCTGCTCAGCCGTTACGCCTGCGATCTGCTGGATGCGGCGCAGCGTCACATGTTTGTCTTGCAGGGCTGAGCGAACCATCTCCATCACCCGTTCAAGCGGGCCGCGGGCGCCGATGTTCAGGATGTTCAGTTCGTTCTGCGGGGCAGCAGATGCAGCCACCGGCGCCACCGTGCGGTTGGCTTCCTGTGCGATGGAAAACTTCATGTTCCCCTTGCTCGCCTTGTTGAAGCGCGGCAGATCGTCGCGATACAGGCGCTCACCTTGGCGAACCTCCAACTCAGCCCGCACATTGGCCGTGTCGAACTCGGTACCCTTGATGCTGGCCAACCACTCACGCCCCAGCATTGAGCCGCCCGGCAACTTTGACTTGGCCAGATTGGCGGCGTAGGTGTCACCTTCAAACTGGGCAACCAGATTGGTGCCACCTTGGCCAGCGCTAACTGGGATGCTGTGCTTGCCAATCACCACAGCTACGCCTTGGTTGTTCGCGATTTGCGGGGCATAGTAACCATCGAACCCGGCGGCAATCACGGCGCGTTCCATGGCACTCACGTTCTCGCCGGCCGCCGCACGGATACCCAGCTTGTCGGCCTTGATGTCATACATATTGTTCAGCTTGACGTTGTGCGCCACACCCCCAACAGCCGACTCAGGCGTGACACCGGACCCCTCATTTACATAAAAGTGGGTGCGGTCACGGATGTCTGCGTTTTCCGGGAGAGCTAGGCGACCCGCCTCTTCACCCTTTGCACCTCGTCCATAAGCCGACGTGTCGAGGGTTGTTCGCTCGGTGTTGCTGAAGTGGGTTGCGTCGATTGAAACGGCGCCTTCCCGGGCTGTGCCGTATTCAGCTTGAGCAGGTACTCGGGCATTTTCGCCTCGAAGGTTTGCGGGCTCATTGGTGTTTTCCTCGTAGTCGATATCGGCCGCGGCGTTGCGGAACTGGTTCAGGGTGCGCAGCTCAGCATTGATCTCGGCGCGGCGCTCGGGGGTGGCGCCCTTATGCTCTTCCATCAGGGCTGCGATTTCACCGTCGAAGTCGCGGCGGCTTTCGCGCATTGAGCCTTGGGTCGTGGCGCTCTTCTTCAAGCCGGCAATCGCCATGCGGGCGAAGTCTTGGGGCTGGATGTTCTGGATAGCCCAGACACGCAGCGCTTCCGGCAAACTCTTATTCTGAATAATAGCGGTACGAATCGCCGACATCAGATTGCGCGCCCAAGCGACGATCGGGTTGGTGCTTTCCGGGTTCTTTACATACTGCTCAACCGCGTAGCCTGCAACCTCTTCCGTGACATTCTCGGCCGGGGTGTTGGCCGGAACAGCGGCGCGTGCATCCTTCACCCACTGAGCCTGCCCGCCAGCTTGCAGCAGGGTATCAAGGCGGCCCATCAGGCGCGTGTAGGTGTCCTCGCCTACCAAGCCCTTCAGTGTGGCGTGCAGGGCCTCATGCTGAAGCACAGCGGCGGCGGTCTTGCCACTCAGGTTTCCCACTACCAGAACGATGGAGCCGTCATCCAGCGTGGCACCCTGTACTGCGCCCGACACCGAACTCAGCGGCACACCGCCAAGATCAGCCAGTTCGGCCGGGGTTTCCACGAAGCGAACCAAGCCGGTGTCAAGCAAAACCTGAGCCACCTTGTCACCAACCACGTCACGCAAGTGCTGGGTGGCCTCAGTTGTGGTGATTCCGATTGCCGGGGTATCTTCGTTTTCCGAAAAGAACCACCCACCCATGGCGCGGCCGGTGCTTCGGGCGACAGCGCCCATCCATGCGGGAATCTCTGCGCCCGGCTTGTTCTCAATAAAGTTCAGGATGGTGTTGTTCAGGATGCCCAGCTTGGCCGTATCGACACCGATACCACCAGTAGCGAGGGACTCCTGTGCAAACGTGGTGTAACCCGTGGCCGGGTTGATCTCACCAATCTTGTCCTTCAGCATTCTGTCGGTGACAACTGTGCCACGCGGGAAACCGAACGGGGCGCGAACACCGGTGCGCAGATTATCAATTGGCTTCGGGTCGGTGACAGCTACGATTTCACCTTGGCGGTTGAACTCCAGATTCTCCAACCACTCACCACCGGTGGCAGTGTTCGCCCGGGTCTCGCTGATTGAGTGGGCCGCACGAAGCGCGTTGAGGCCAACCTTCTCGACAGGGGTCAGGCTGCGCCACACATCCGGCGGCACACCTTGAGGGCCTTGGTTTCCACCAGAAGTGAGTGGGTTGATTGTACCCGGGGCGAACAGGGTGTCAGCCGACATTGATTGCAACTGGCGGCGAAGCGGATTAACCGTACTCAGGGTGGCGTCTGACGGGAACGGAATGCCGCGTAAGGCAGCAACCTCGGCAGCAATGCGGTATGCCAAGTCAGCGGAACCCGGGGCAGATCGCAGGGATGAGGCGTGGATCGTGGAGTCAGCGCTGAAATACGCGGTGGCACCCGTTGGCCGAACTGCATAGGGGTTCTCATTGTGGTCAGCCCGGCCGAGCCCGTGCAGTTGCATGCTGAAACCAGCGGATCGCCCTTCGTATTGCGGGGTCAGGCTGATGATCGGATCGACCCATGTTGCCATGTTGGCGCCGTTGGTGGCTGCCCACTTCTCAGCCATCGTGCGGAGTTTGGCGTTGTAGCGATTTTTGATCTGGGTCAAAGCCGCTTGGGGGAGGGCTCGACCAGTTGCCACCGCAGAACGCATCGGGGCTTTCAGGTCGCTGGTGTCAATCTTGGGTAGGGTGCGCTGGCCGGCATTTCGGGAAGCCATCACATTGCGCCAGAACTTACCCAGCTTTTGCAGCACACCCGCACTCTTTGCAGCTTGGGCGCGTGACTTAAAGTTGCGCTGAACAGAGCGCACCCCAGCGCGGGTGCCGCGGGCGGTCGGGGTATTTGCGGTACCCTCAGCATCGCGTTCAGTGCGTAGGTTGGCAGCTTGGGCGCGATAACCACGACGCTGAACCGGGGTCATGGTGATGTCGCCGGCCATGCGTTCCAACTCGGCGATCTTGGCGTCACGATCAACCACTTCATCCGGTGCGTTCTTGGCTTCACGCAGCATTGCTTCAAGCTGGTTGTCGGCTGGGGTCGAAGCGCTTTCGGTTTTACCAATCGAGCGTAGGCCAAGAATGTCACGCACCCGATTCAACTGACCGGCGTAACGCAAACCACCAACAGTTGCGCCTTCTTCAGATTGCAGCCAGTTCAGAACCGCGGCACTGTCCTCAGCAAATATTGCACTGTCCTCAGCCTCACCCGGTGTGAAACGAGAAACACTCATCATGGCCTCAACCACCTCATCGGGGGCGTTATCCACAACCAGATCATTCAACCGATCGGAAAGCTCAACGGTACCTGTGCGGGTGAGCAGGCGCTCGGCGTTTAACTCATTGACCATCCCCTGATCAATACCCATCACCGGTTCTTCAATTTCGGTGGCGGTGATCTCTTCCACTTCGGGGGTCAAATCCCAACCACGAACCACACCGAGCGCGCGCATAATGGGGTGCTGTTGTGCCAAGGTTGGGTTGTTCAGATTGTTCTGAGCTTGCTGCTCGGTGACATTTTGCAGGAGTTGGCGCAGTGAAGCGGGTGTGCGTTCGACCGCTTGGGCCAGTGTCTGAACTTCAGCTTCCAGATCAGCGCGAGCAGCGCGGGCCTCCGGAGAAACCGGCACACCGCGTTGTTCCAGTAAGGCTTCAGCCATCTGGGTGCGGGCGGGGTCAGCGCCAATCTCAGCGTGTTGGTGGCGCAAATCAGCGGTGCTGGTCTCCACCATGTTGCGTGCGACCTCGGGCAGCATGCCAGCCTCAGCCAAGGCTTGTTTGGCAGCGGCAACGCGGGGGGCTGTAACTGCCTCAACCTCAGCGCCCAATGCGGCGGTGTCAATCACCGGTAGCGGGGTGGCGGCTTCGGCAAGTTGGGCCTGAGCAACCTCAATAGGGGTGTCGCGGGTCAGACCAATCTGATCACTGACTTTAGGGGTGGTAACCTCTTCAATTGGGAAGGCTTCCTGATTTACGGTACCACTGGCAAGCGGGGTGGTGTTGGCAAGCGGGACGCTGGCTCGGGCAACCTCTTCTTGCAATGCAGCATTGACCACATCAGGGATCACCTGCACCATGCCGGCCCGGGTGTTTGCCACAGCCTGCGCATCAACTGTCAGGGTACTGTGGGCTTGTTGGCCATCAGCAAAGGCCTGAACAACCTCATCAACGGTGGTTGCCTCTTCGATTGCGCGCTTGGTCTCGATCGAAACAGAGTCAGCGGCGGCGCGAGCCCCCTCCATGCCGGCATTATCAACCACCACCTCAGCCTTGGCCGTGTCGAGGTTATCCTGTGCGGCGCGAAGCTCGGGGTTGCGAGCGGCAACCACTGCGGCTTGGGCCACATCAATCGCTGGTTTTAGGGCGGCACGCTGATCAGGGGTGGCTTCAACGTAATCACGCTGAGCACGGAGTAGGGAAACTTCAGCTTGCGCTACCGGGTTGGTTGGGTCTTTTTCTAGAACCTTTTCAGCCATTTCCAGTTGGGCCTGTTGGGAACCCTCACCGACAACCGGGTGCATGCCGCCACCCATGACACCACCCAAGGCGGCACCGACAAAGCCTTGCTTGGCAGCGGCTTCAAGGTCCAACTTCTCCCCACGCCCACCCTGTTCGATCAGGGCCTGCCCACCTTCTTGCACGAACTCCTGTGCCGCCTCTTGGCCGACACTTACAGCACCGCGGCCAACTGCACCGACGACACCCGCTTTGGCCAAGCCGGGCAACAGGCTTGGTACGGTGGATTCAACAGCCTCAGCCATACCTTTGCGCGTGGCGCTGGCAAGCACGTTGCTTGGAGTCAAACCGCCGGTGACGGTACCAAGGGCCAGCGCTTGCAATGCGGCGCCGGCAGACGCTGTCTTGTCATAAACGTCGGTAGCCATAAAGGTACCTTCGCCAACACCGCTGGCGAGCGCCGTGCCGAAGCGGGTTGTCGCACCCACACCGCGGGCCAGAATGCCACCGACACCGCCGCCAGCACCCATCGCTGGCAGGGATTCGACAATCATGTTGGCCATCAGGCTCGGGGTGGTCAGGGCGTAGCTTGCCGCATCTGTCAGGCCGCCGCGCTTCAGTTTATCGGCGAGCATCGCCTTCTCAGCCTTGGCTGCATCCGACATACTATCAGCCGAAATCTGTGAGGACCGGTCGAAGTAGTCATAAACGTCATTGCGATTACCAATCGCCGTCGAGATAACACCCTTGGCGAGACCCGCACCACCACCAGCAAGCGAGAAGAAGGCATCGCTTGCAACATCACCAATGCTCCGCTTTGTCGGCTTCTTGGGTTCAGCTTCCGGTTCAGGGAGGCTGTTCAGATAAGCATCAAGGTCGGAGATTTTGGTGATCGGCATGGTTATTCTCGGCATTTAGGTTGCCGAGAATAATACCACCAAACCGATTTTGTGCTACAGGTGCTCGTCGGTAAAGAACGGTGGCAGCTTGTTCAATATCCCCTTACCCCAACCGTAAATACCACCACCGGTATCCGGGCTTCCCCCAACAGCGGATACCGGTGGTACCGTGGTTTTCTTTGCCTGCTCGCGAGCCGCTTTCTGTTGAGCTTCCTCAGCTTTGCGGGCGGTGTAGGTGTCCAAGTTGGTTGCCATTTCAAACTGGTCACCGGCTGGGAGGTTGGCAGTCCTCGGGTCTCGGCGAAGTTTATTGAAATTCTGTGCAGCATCATACACATAGGCTGTGACAGATTTTTCAGAATCACCTGCATTCAACCGCTTAGACACCTCACCCATCATCGCAATGGCCGCGGTCGGGTCGGCCGGGGTAATGACCTTGTTCTTATCTTCAGGATCGGTAATCGCGGGGATGAGGAAGTTCTTCCCAACCATTGATTCAATGCGCTTGTTGGCGATATCGCTTGCACTGTCTGCCGCACCCTGCCGACGAGCCCGGGCTGACTCAGCAACACCCGCCATATGAACCTTCCGATTTTCAGCGTCAGAGAGGTTCTTCTCCCGCTTGTCGATGTTGTCGGTGATCTTGTCATAAACCCCAATATCACCCTTCTCAAGCGCTGAGCTTGCGATGTGGCGTAGCCCCTCAATCTTGTTCGGGTCCAAGCCTTTTTCGCGAGCGTCCGTGTAGTAGGCCCCCATGCGGGCGGTTACCTTTTCCTGCTCCTTGGTTGCGCGCGCCTCCTTCAATGCGTCACGGCTGACTTCGCGCGCACCGATGAGTTCATCGGCATGGGTTTGGAGTTGGGTGGCGACATCAAGCTGACGCTGCATAGCAGCATCGGCTTCACGGGTTTTGCGTTCCTCGGCAATCATGCCATCGAAGATTTCGCCAGCAGAGTGTGCCGCACCCATAGCGGCCCCGGCCAGCGCCCGGCTGAGAGAGAATCCCATTTTACATACCCTCGCGTGTGGCCTTTTCAGCCTCGAAGCCTTGTTGGAAAGCCTCGTCTTCAGTGGGTTCGGTTTCCGGCTTGGCATCGGGCATAGCGGCAACCTGCTTACCCTGTTCGGTTTCATCGAAGCCCAGCTTTTTACCCATGTCATCCACCACATCATCCAACTTGGACGGGTCGATGTTGTAGCCAATGAGGACGGCGCGGAGCAGGAGTTCAAGGCCGTCACCAAGGTCTTTCTCGGTGAATTCAATACCCACTTCGAACAGATAGTCGGCCGCCTCAAACATCAGGGCGACACCTACCGGCACCAAAACTTCTTTGGGGATTGTGCCGTTACCTTGGTTGTCCATCATGACCAACAGATTGGCGATACCCTCACCCAGCTTATTGGCGATTGGGATTTCCTCGTCCATGATGATCTGCTGCATCATTTGAGAGTTGTCAGCCGAATACATCATCTTCATGCCGGCGGTCAGCACGCGGTCGTAAGCGTCACCAAGCTTGCCGTCAAGCATATTCCGCATCTGCTCCAACTCGTCCATGTGGGCCTGAACAATCGGGCTCAGGATGTCGGGGTTCGGCGCGGGCAACTGGCCCTGCGCACCTTGTTGGGGTGTTTCTGGTTGGGCGCTTGCGACGGCCGGGGTTTGTGCTTGATCCATCTTGTGCTCCTGAATTATGCAGCGCGGTTAATGACACCGGCGGTCGGCTGGGAATAGGTGGCTTGGCGAACAACCTGCTGGGCGTTGGCCATTTGCGCGCTGTTGCCAAACTGCGCGCCCGGGGCCTGCTGCACACCGCCACCACCGAATGTCGGGATGATGCCGATAGCCGCGCCGGCAGCCTTTGCCGCTGCCAATTTCTTGTCAAGCTCGGGGTCGTTTGCGCTCAGCATTACGGATTTCTTGTTCTGGTTGGCCAGTTGGAACTGGGCCTGTGCGTTCTGGGTGCCAAGCAAGGTGGCTTGGGCGTCATAGACCTTGGCCCGATTCAGCGCCTCAGCCATCTGTGCGTCACTGGCGTCACCACCCATGCCGTATTTGACACCCATTTCCAGAGCGTTGGCGCCGGTCTTCAACAGTTCCTTGTTGTCACCGAGAAACTTGTTGGTATCCTTTAGCAGACTATCGCCACCACCCTTGGTCAGTTCTTTGTTGATCACGCCGGCATTCGGGTCATTGGCGCTGAACTTCAGACCATCACCCGGAGCGGGGGGTACCGTGACAGGTTGTACAGCGGTACCCTCAAGCGGCACGCCGGTTGGACCGGCGGCACCGAGTTGGGTGCTTTGATCAACCGCGGTTTGGGTGGAGTCGAGCGTCAGCGTACCATTGGGGTTCGCTGCTTCGGGCAACTTGATCGTGGGGTCAGGTGTGGGTGCGGCCGATGCTGCTGGTGGGCCGTTGCTGATATTGTCCGGATTGATCGTACCAGCAGCATCAGCCGGTGCATCGACAGCAATCTCGCCGGCACCCTTTGCCGCATTGGCACCCTGATTACTGTACAGCAAACCACCACTCACGCTTTTGGCAGAATCCATGAAACTGCTAGACATGCTGGCAAGGGCGTCGGAACCTTTACCAAGAGACTGACCAACGGCCCCACTGGCGCCCCCAGTAACACCAATCGCAAGGCCCCCGAGGCCGCCAGCCAGCGACATGATGCCGCCAATCTTGGATAGCTTTTTGTTACCGGTAACAGCCCCCACGCCTGAGAGCACACCTCCAGCCATCATTACACCACCGGCAATCTGGGAGGCTAAGGACATCCCTGCGGCCATCAGGGGCATGGCCGCACCCATCGTAACCACTGAGGCGACTATACCGATGACCATGCCAAGGCCCTTACTTTTGAGGTATTCCCCATAGGGGGCGCCGGCCAGTGGGTCACCGATGGGCATGTCGTGCATGCGGCGCTGAAGGTCGGCACCATACCGGGCCAGCTCGAAAGTGTTAGTGCTCTGCATGGTGGGGCCTCGCATACTTGATCTCGTTTAAAATATAGGTGTGAATTTCGCTGCCGATTGTAACGCCAAGGGGTTGAAAACCCAAGCGCTCGATAAAGCGGGCGTCTTCACCATCGCCAACCTTGGTCACAAGGAAAATCTCCTTGTCCAAAATCGGCTGGAGGAAATCCATAATGCGGCGCAGCGTGACATGGCCTTTGCGGCGGAACTTGCGAAACACGGCAAAATGCACCTCTTTGTTTCGCTTGAGCAGGGTGGCCATGTGACCATCCTTTTCGTCAATGTAGGGTATCAACTCCCAATCGACCAGCGCCGACATCGCTTCTTCATAACTCAAGTTTTCGTCTTCAACCAGATGCTCAAGCCACGGACCACGCACCCCCACGTAACGCGGGGCGCGGGCTTGGTAGGTTTGAACGTCAGCTGGTATGCGCATTATGGTTTCGGTGTCGTTATGGTGCTAAAATCAACAAGACCGGTGATGCCGTTAAGGTTTTGAATCATCGTCATCCCTGATTTTAACCATGCTAACTGGGTGTTTATCGCACCCTGCTTGTCGGCAATGTCTTTGTTATTCTGCACGTCGGTGATATTCTTCATCGTCTGTTCATAGAGCCCACCAGCACTCGAATTCACCTGCATGAGTTGCTTATAGTTGGACTCAATGTTAGCCAGTTGTTCGCGGCTGTTAATGTCCATCGCCTTCACCATGCCCTCGTTCTTTTGGCTGGCGTTGAACTGGTTCTGGGCATTACCTTGCTGCTGGTTCAACTGGGCGGCTTGCTGCTTATTGGCGGCATTCACCTCATTGACGCGGTTCTGTGCCGCCTGATTGGCCAAGTTCGTCTGCTGCTGGTTGCTGGCATTAAACTGCTGGTTTTGCTGCCCCTGCTGCGCGGCGAACTGGCTCTCACCAATGTTGGCCTGCATGTTGCTCAGGGCGGTTTGTTGCTGGTTGGCCGCGTTTGTCTGGGCGGCCTGATTCAGCGAACTCTGATTGGCTAAGTTCGTCTGCTGCTGGTTGCTGGCGTTGAACTGGTTCTCGGCAATGTTGGCTTGCAGGTTGGCCAAGCTGGTTTGCTGCTTGTTGGCGGCGTTGAATTGTGATGCTTGGTTCGTTGCGTTCTGGTTGGCCAAGTTGGTCTGCTGCGTGTTGGCCGCATTGAACTGATTCTCAGCAACATTGGTTGCCATGTTGGTCAAGTTGGTCTGCTGCTGATTACTGGCGTTGAACTGTGACGCTTGGTTCGTTGCGTTCTGGTTGGCCAAGTTGGTCTGCTGCTGATTACTGGCGTTGAACTGTGCCATCTGATTTTTAGCCCCCGCATTGAACTGACCGGCGGAGTTCTGTGCGGCAGCGTTGGTGCCGATAGCTTGGTTGCGGGTGGTGGCGTTGAACTGTGACATGTTGTTCAGGCTGTTCGCATCGGCCTGCGCCAACGGGGATGCGTTGGCAATCATGGCATTTTGCGCGGCCTGAATGCCCATACTTGAATTGAGTAACCCGCGCGAAGCGGCTTGTTGATTACCGGTCGTGGCGGATTGCTGCATCAGCGCCCCACCCTTGTTCAGAATCCCGGATAATTGCTGGGCTGATGTGGTTGTCTGCCCCCGCTCAAGCGCGGCGAGGTCAATGTTGGTGGCACCCCACTGTGAGGCTATTCCCGCATTGGCGGCACTCGATTGCGCACCTGTACCCATGCCCGCGGCAGTTGCATCGGCGACATTGGCTGCGGTGGCCGTGGTTGATTTAGCACCGGCACCCATGCCCGCGGCAGTTGCATCGGCGACATTGGTGGCATTAGCAGCATTGGCTAGAGCACCGGTACCCATGGATGCGGCTTTTGCATCAGCAATGTTGGTGGCCGCCACCCCTGTGGATGCGGCGGCGGAGGCAGTTTTCGCAGCTGCAATTTGAGCCGGCGTCATGTTAAGCGTTGCCGCTGTGTTCATAACTGGTGTGGTGATAGCCATTTACTACTCCTTGATATTGTTGCGATTGTACGCCCCGGCACTCACCGAGCGCAACCCATCACCACCCGGCGAACCATGCCGCGCCCAAACAGACTAGGGTTGGTACAACCCAATCAAGCCAACTATCTAATTTAGTCCATACCTTCGGGTCAAAGCCACCCCACCATGGTAGGTTGATACGCTTGCCATGCCCAAACAAATCAATCCACCGGTATTCGGCTTGGGTGTGTTCCCTGCCGATGAAGAAGAAGGCACCCGCCAGCGCACCGGCCAGCGGGTTTGGGTTACCCATGAGGGTGGTCACAATGTAAATGATCACCAGAATACCCAGCGCCTCTGCGGCATGTTCCAGTGGGGTCAGATTCACAGTGCGGCCCCGGCAATGAAGAGATTATCCAGTGCTGTATCAGATAGCCCCAATGCACCTTGTAGGGCAACCAATGTAGGCCAGCTACGATTCACTTCTGCCGCATATTCCCATTCGATCTGTGTAACTTGATCGGCACTAGCCACCACAGCATTTACCGTATCCAGCAATCCTGCAGCTAGGAGTACCAGCTTGGCTTGGCGCATAGTAATGACTTGAGGGACTATGGTTGCAGTGATTGGCGGAACATGTGTGAAGACATAACAATCAGCTTCACGATCCGGGAAGTCAGTGAGGTAGGATTCACTGTCGAAGTAGTCTTGGGCAAAACCAGATTCTGAGGCTACTGTGATCTTCTTTTCACGGGTGTTGAAGGTAACTGACATTTAGATCACCAAATATGTAAAGGAGTAGGAATACGTGTTAGGTATAAGACTGGTTGCCATAAAATTAAGTGTCACCCTGTTGTTGGTTGCATCTGCAAGAATACCGCCGCCCTCGCTAACGCCAGAGTGACAATAGAAGGTGCCACCAGCCTCAACCTGTGTTGCAAAATTAGACGCAATGGGCAGTGACATACCTAAGATAGTATTACCCGCTGCGGTTGGGTCAATCAACAAAAAGCCACTGACAGTTACCACATTACCAACGCGCATATATTGAGATACTTGCGCTGTACTGAGTGCCACGTTAGTCGTGTTAGTCAGCGTCGGCGTATAAGTCCCGGAGAATACATTGCCATCAGAAGCTGCTGGGGCTGTGACTGCGGTTTTTGAGATAGCCAAGCTACCATTAATGGTAACTAGTCCAGCGCTATCAATCTGCATTCTCTCAGCAGGCACATTAGAGCCGCTTGGCGTAGTAGAGAAGCTAAGTCGGGCCGGCACTGAGCCTGCGCTTGGAATACCATCTACTTTAGCCTCAATACAGGCTGCCCTAATCCACCCAGTCCCAACTGCTACAGCCTGTCCATCTGAGCCTATGAAATTGATTCTACCTAATACATCGTCGTCCACAACAATGGCCTGAGCACCTACTGCTCCTCGTGACCTAGCAAGTGCTACTGTAGGGCCTACTGTACCGGTAGGGCTATTAAAGCTAGCTATAGGGAGACTAGCCTCTGTCCCGGATCCTTGTATCTCTAGTTTGTGGGCGCTGCCGAGGGTGGTGCTGGATATGGGATAGGGGGTAGATGCGGCTGCGCCTATCACTACTTTACCGTTTGCATCAATTATGAAAGGAGTAGTGTCACTAGCTACATCCTCAACAACAAAAGCATTACCAGCACCCGTCTGTGTAACTGTAAGTGCAGCACTGGCGCTATTAGCGGTAATGGACCCACCCGTCACGGGTAAACGGGTGGTGTCGGTCGGATGAACGTGGTCTTGACGAGACACGCGCGCGGAGACCCCCTGTGCAGCCACACCGTTGATCAGTGGGTTGGTGTCGGAGTACGGGCGATCGGCCGCGATCTCAGCATTGACAAATGCTGTGGTGGCGATAGATGTGTCGTTGTCACCCGGGGTTGGTGTTGGGGCCGTCGGGTTGCCGGTGAATGCTGGGGAGGCGATGGGGGCCCGGCTGGTATCAGTCGGATGAACGTGGTCGTCGCGTGAGCCCAACCCACCAACACCGGAGGCCGCGACACCATTCATCAGGGGGTTTGCGTTCGACGGAGCGAAGGTACCAATGGCAGCCACCGTTTCCGTGACGAAATAGGTGGTGGCAATCCGTGCCGAGTTGTCACCCGTTGCTGGAGTTGGGGCTGTCGGGGCGCCGGTGAGTACCGCATTGTTGGCATCGGCCTTGAGGTCAATCCCAAGCGCCGTCTGAGCGCCACCCAGATCACTTGCACCCGTACCACCGTGCTCGATATCAACCACACCAGTGATGATCCCGGTGGTTATGCCGGTAAGCAGTGAGCCGTCGAGCGCCGGCAACTGGTTGTTGGTGTCCAGAAGGAGAACTTCACCAGCACCGGTGCCAGCGTTCTTCGTGGCGCCAGTGCCAAACCCCGGGAAGGTGTTACTAGCCCAAGCGATCGTTTTGTTGGTGATGGTCTGCGCACCTGCGAGCGTTACGAAGTCAGCAAGTATAATGCCCGAATTTACCAGCCCGGTGCCGGTGCCGTTAATGGCAACGATTTCATTGGCGTGACCGGCCATGACGGGAAGTTTGTCAAAGGCAGCCCCCACGCTGGTGAATTCACTACGAATCACCGCCGAAGAACCGGGGGCGTTCGATGCAGGTACGGAGCCGGGTTGGAAATATTCGTTTGACATTAGTTTTCTCGCTCAGAATTTGCGGAAGTGTATCACCGATTGCCGCGACGTGGTGTGTAGTGAAAAATGGCACTGGGGATTGTGAATTCAGAGACATAATCGGAATCAAGAACGACCATCATCTGCATGTTTTCCCCGGTCCCGGACAGTTCGACCGACACCGTATCATTGGATCGACCATCCCAGAAGAAGGTGTCCCAGATGAACTCATCCCAGAAGGCGAGGCTGGCAAACTGAATGGAACCCCCCTCGAAGCTGTGGGGCAGGATTCGCTCACTGGCCCATTCGAACGAGTAGCCAACCTGCAACTCAACGTAGCTGCTACCCTGAAGCTCAAGCACGCAGCGGCGATAGCGCTTGCGCATGCGGGGGCTCTTGGACGAGTTGATGTTGGTGTTCATGTAGGCATTGATCGGGGCGCCGTCGAAGCTGGTACCCACGTCGTTTCGCATCACATAACCATCATCTGTTCCGAACAGGGCGCAAGTCTCACCGGTTGAGAACTCAGCATCGCTATAGGTTGTCGGGATGTCGGGGTAAAGCACAACACCGTGACCCATCACACCTTCAGGGCTAACGGTCACATAGAGACCGTAGCCTGTTGAAAAATAGACCCGGTATTGGCCGTTCTCCCGACTCAAACCGGAACACACCGCAAGACCCCGCTGACTGATGATGAAGGGGCGAATATTGTAGGTGAGGGTGGCAGCTTCAAAGTTACCGTACTTTAGGGTTTGCGACATCATCGTGACGCCGCGATCGTCCAAGCCAAAGGCGTCAAACAGGTTTTGGGTTGTACCCTCCCAAGCACCGATGCCGACGTTGAAATTGACGAAGTTCCAATCGGAAGACGAGGTGCCGTAAAGCACCCACGTTGAGTTGCGGGCGAACACCATGAGGGCTTGGGTACCCTGATTACCCGGCTGGATAAGCAGGCCGGTAATGGCCCCACCTGTTCCAATTTCACCAGCCCCGTTGATCACCTCGAAGTTGTAGGGATTACCCAGTGCCGAGTGGATGATGGAACTGCCGAACACCAGCATCAGGTGATTCGCATGGACCTGTGCAATGGAGGGTTTGGATGTCGCGCCCGCAACGGTAAGCGGAACATAAACCGAACCATCAAATTCGAAAGCATCATTCACACCATCGGCGCCATAAATTCGGCGTGTAGCTGTGCTGGCTGTGAAGTTTCCGATAGTGAAGTTGTACATCCCACCGGGGGTCAGAGTAATTGCCTGCTGCACCCCACTCAGCGTGGCCGTGCCGCCCGGGAAGGTTGCGGCGCCAGCGCTGAAACTGCCACCACTAACGCCACTGATCACAAAATAACCGGCGGCCGTGTCGCTGGTAACATCGCCCGAGGTGATCACCCACCGATTGATTGTTGCTGTGACTCCACCCTTGGTTAAGGTGACACCCTCGCCACTCGGAATATCAGTCATCCCGGTGAAAGCCACTGTGTGACCCAAGGGGACAGCCACCCAGCCGGCGGCCGAACTCTTGTAAATATTGCAGGCTGTTTCACCCACATTGTTGCGCCATGCGTAGGCGACATCGTTAAACAGGAGGCACCCAAGAATCGGGCCGGCGCCGGGTACAGCACCAATATCGGCGCGATAAATGTTGGCCGCCGCCGCCTTGTTCTGGGCCAGTTCTTTCAGCGTGAGTTGGGTATGGTACGCCGTGGCTTGCCCAACAACAACTGCAGAGATGACGATATCACCAGCAACAAACGATGTCGGGGGTGCGCCTGATGTTTTGGTAAGGGTGACATACACCCCAAACGGATCGACAAAGCAAACAGTGCCGTTGATGTTGCCGAAGGCCCCAACGTCACCAACCGCCAAGGATTCACCCGGCAGCATGGTGATATCCAGCGTAATGAACTGAGCCTTATGGGGTTGGAAGTGGCCATCGTAGCGCTCGTAACCCGGGATGCGGTAATACCCACCGGTGGATCGGCACGCGAAGTTGATGCAGTCACGAAGCGCCCCGGGTGGTAGCTGATAAGCCGAGGTGACTTGATCAAACCCACCATTAAGCGAAACCACATCGTATTGCGTCGGCTCCATTTGGGGGAGGTTTAGCATATCGGACCACCAAGGCACACTTCAGGTGCCTGATCAAACTCCATGTGCTGCATTACTTCCTTGTAAGCGAGTTCAGCCCGGCTCACAACTTCAGGGGCAGCCTCAAACATGCCGTAATGGCGAAGTGCCCGCCACACAATTGCGTCATCAAAGCGCTCGGGCAGGATCGACACGTCAGTTGGATCGGCCAAGGTGTCAGGCATGACCTGATACTGAAGGCTCAGCCAGTAAGCCTGTTCGGGCAGCGGGGCAATGCGAAGATGGGTGTCGTTATCAACCGCCACATTGAGGGGGCGGGATTGAGTGGTGCGCCGGCTAGAGAATAACCAGTAATCACGGAAAGCGTTGAAGCTCATGTGATTGAGAAAGGTCTCGTCGGACAGGTTGGCATTCACCGCCACCCGCATGGAGCGAGTGTCCCACTGGACAGCGCCAGCGAGGTTCAAATCGTCAAAGCTGTAATCCCCGATACCGGGTGTGAGTTGGACGGCCGCCGTTTTGCGCAAGAACTTCCACACCATCCCCTGATCATTCAGGATTTCCTTGTAGGCGTTGCGTACCCAGCCAACCACCCGGAGGGCTTCACCGTTCTGGTTCAGCGTTGAGGTGATTTGCCCCGAGATACCGCCTTCCCGATATACCGATTGGCAGAGTTGAAGGAATGTTTGCTGCATGGGGTATCACCTCACTGAAAGTACGCGGGATCATAGCACAATGAAAACCGGCACCACAAGGGTGCCGGGGAAGCCTTATCAACAGGAGGAAGTTAGGGCTTCATTACGTTTGGGACTGAAGCAGGCCGCGGAGCCAAGCTGGGCCGCGTGGGTTCTTGTCGCTGATGACCGAGAACGGGTACTTCAGGGAAGAGGTGCGACGGATGCCGATTGCCCGGCCACCATCCCGACCGGTGTATTCCGGCGTGGTGACATTGTGCTCTTTGACCGAGGCCAAGATGGCAACGAACTTGCGGCGCACAACCTGTGGCACACCACGATAGAAATACTGGGTGACCCCGTTGCAGGCGGTGAAGACTGGGTTCTCAGCATTGTCATCGGTGGATTCGTGAAGCATGACTTCGACAAATTCTTCGTTGAAGATCAGGTCTTGGGCTTGTTGGCTGAGGCCACCCTTACCTTTGACACCCTTGCTGGTGCCCGAGACAACTTCGATTTCCGGGGTAGGCGGAACATAAATTGCACCAGCCTCACCCGACACATCGGGGAGATTTGGCGCTTGGAATTCGGGGGAATCGGTTTGACCTTTTGACACGGTGGTGCTCCTGTTTGAAATCGAGTATGCAGTTTATGGTTAATGGGGGCGGTTGTCAAACCCTATGGGCCAGTGAAATCACCATCAAGCGCCTGCATGCCTTCATAAAACTCACCGAGACTCATGGCCAATCTCCAATAAAAACCCCCGCCGAAGCGAGGGTTTTGTCTGCTTACTACGTCAGAGCTTAAGCGAGGTTTCCGGCACCAACAAAGGCGGTTGCCATCCACTGTTGGTTCAAAAGAACCGAAACAGCGTAAAACTTGGCGCCGATGTAGCCTCGCTGACCGAGCGGGTCCGCACTATCCTTGTTGCCAACCGGGATAACCGACAGGTCGAAGGACTTGGAGCCGCGCAGTGCGACGGTGCCGTAGGATTCCTGACCGACGACGATCAGCGGATACACGTCGATGTTCGCACCACCGGTGGATAGGCATGCCGTAGCACCAACCGCAGCACCGCCGTTCTGGAACGGAATCAGTTCAGGGGAGGCGATGAAGCGGAACTGCTCGAAGGAGCCAAGCTCATTTTCGTGCATCGGCTTGCGGGAACCATAGGCCGCGACCGGGGTGTATGCCGGAAACGCCGTGGTGTCACGCAAATCAGCTTCGATGTCCGAAGAACAGAAGACGAGGAAGGCGGATTCAATCGGCTTGGTGCCGATGTTTGGCGACGGAGCAAGGATGGAGGTAATCTTCTTCGTGTGATTGGTGGCCAGCGACCGTGCGATCTTGCGAAGAATCTTAGCAGTGAGTTTGCCATCGACCGTGGCGATCGTGGTACCGGCGCCACCGTAGAAACGGTTGGTGCTGGCACGAACCTTGGAGTAAAGCTCCAGTTCGCGGATCAGCGCCATACGCTCAGCGACTTGCGTCTTCAGGGCATCCGAAATTTCATCTTCATACAGATCAGCCACCTTGTCGGTGAAGCTGTACAGGCAACCGTACTGCTTGAGAACGGCCGTGATGTCCTGCGCAACAATGCTGTCCGGGGTCGGCGTGGTGCCTTCAGCGAGCAGGTTGGCGGTTACGTGGGTATCAACACGATTAGACGCCTCGGTTTCAACCGTGTTGGCTGGGGACACGTTTTGCAACAGCACGTTGGGGTTTGCAACGGCCGCATTATAAGGAACCCAACGGCGATACACGACGGTATCGGACACGTTTTTGGGCATCTGCTTCTGGGCGCCGGCAAGCTGGAGGACTTCGGAAGGGATAGCGCGAGCAAGAATCTCGCCTTTCCATTTGCCGATTCGCGCGGCTTGCGTACTCATTGTTTGGGTTGCCATGTTTCTTCCTTGATGGTTTTTAAATAAGGGTTTGGTTTGTCATTCGGCCATCAAGGTCGGATGTTTGGTTGCGTCGCTATGGGCGCACGGTTGCAATCTATATCAACAATAAACACTTGTCAAGTGTTTATTTAACATTCAGTTTGGTTCGCTCAACCACGCCGTCAAACTTACTGGGTGGCCAGCCAATGGACGAGAGTCTGACTTTCGGAACATACTCAATGAACTCAACCCCACCTCGGGGATGGGCTCTAGCCCCTTTGACAATGACGACATGCGGGAACCTTAGCCTACTTTCTGAAACCGTCATGTGAAATAGCAAACCGTCACCGCCCGCATAGTCGAAGTTTGCAGCCGCCCATGTTGCGCAATTATCCCGGGTGTTAAATCCGAACAATCTACGAACCCGCTTCTCAACCATCCAGAAGATAAAGGCAAGAAGCAATGCGATGAGACCTAGCGCTCGTATCATGGTATCAGTATAAAAACCCCGGCTTTTGACCGGGGTTGCCTATCGGCGAAAAAGTGAATCATTGTACAGAGGGGATTAGAAAACTACAACTGAATCCAAGCGTTAGACTGTTTAACAAACACACCAGACTGCTGGTACAGCCCCGCTTGTTTAACATACACACCAGAAACCTGCTCGTAGATTCCAGATGCTTTCACAAAGACTGTGGGGGCAAGCCCGTTGTTTCCACGCGCCATGCCGCCAGAGCCAATCCCGGTGGATATTCCTGTGCCGCCAGCCGCCGAGCCGTTCGCACCGCCTGAGCCGTTCGCGCTGCCGCCTGAGAAAACAGTATCGGCAGTGGTTACTGCAAAGGTTGCCGATGCAGCAATATAGCCAACCGTTAGCCCTACTGATGCTGGCGGACCAACTGCAACACCATCCACGTAAAGCTGATACTGAAACGAGTAAACACCGTCTGGCGCACCTGAGAATTCAAAGCTTGTATCCTCGTAAGCGGTGAGCGTTCCTGCGCTGGGCCATGATGTGATACGGCCGCATATCTCTTTGGTATTATCAGCGGGCAGTGAGAGATCGTTATAGGTGTAGCCTGCGCCATTGTCGCCAGTCGAAGGGATCAGTGAGCCAAGCACGCCAGATTTCGGCGTACCACAAACCCGCTGACCGCCTGACGACTGGTTCAGGTTGCGCAACATTTAAGCCACCGTGCCAGCGTGGTAATACACATGGTCGTCAGTTGCAGACGTGTTGCGCTTGGCGACTAGCAGGATTCCAGCGCCGGGCGTTAATCCGGTCACAGTCAGCACACCACCCGCACTCGTTGTCCCTGTGCCGTCGACTTCAGTTACAGCAGCCAGCGAGCCAATGCGCCCTGCGGGTAGCCAAGACCAATGCACCGATTGCGAGGCCAACACCGTCCCTGCGTTGTTGATCAGCACGTCCGATACAAATGAGCCGGACGCGGCAACCGATGCGCCACCTGAGAAAACAGTATCGGCGGTGGTGACTGCGAAGCTTGCTGTAACTGGAGCGCCAGCGACTTCTGCGCCGCCTGAAAATACGGCGTCTGCTGTGGTTACGGAGAAGGTTGCGGATGCGCCACTGCCCCCAGTCGACTCTTGTAGAGGCAAACCAAGGGCTTCAAGGCCGAGTGAATTTAGGCCAAGTGACATTATTTAAGCCGTCCGCAGCGCGATGATCGGGAGTTGTGCCAATGTTCTCCGCCCGCTCGTTACGTTTGCCGTAGCGGGTAGAGATAAAGCGGCGTTGGCTTCGTAAAATGCAGCGTCAGGTGGCATTACGCCACCCCCGTAAAGTAGTGCCTCGGCGATTCCAGATGTGCTAGGCGCGTTGCAAGTCGGGGCCGCCACGGAGCATGTGTAGGCGATAAAATGCAAACCGGTCTTGTAACGGCGCTTGGTTAATGCCGCAACCTTTTCTCCAGTGGTTGTAGTATCGATCGACGCGCTTTCATCAATTTTACTTTTTGGCTTTCCGTCAAGCCCAGCACTGTATATTCCGACTTTTGATACAGACCCGGCTCCCCCTGCTGTAGATACCCGGAAAACGATGGCGTCAATCGTTCGTAATGTGTTGATTATTAGTGGGATGTAAACAACAATATCCAGGAACATCACGGCAGTGCCAGAGCTGGCAGGGATGATGTGTCCGGTCGGGTAAATCGACGTTTTATTAGTGGATGTCAGCAGGTTGGTGCGAATTGCCCCTTGCTCTGCCGCACAGATAACCCGCTTGGTGCCAGCTCCTAACGCCGCAGTAGTAGGGTCGTTATCGTCGTAAGCGCCTGACACAAAAGTTGCCAGCACTTTGTCGCGTACCAGCGTAGTTGAATCGGATAGATGCCCGATACCAGACTCAATCGGCGTACCGTCCGCGTCGTTCAGTATTGAGTAATGGAAATGCTCACCAACGGAAAACTGATTAGCATAGGTCGGAAATCCGCTCACAGCGGCAAGCGTTAGATTGCCGGTGCCGGTTGAGGTAGTCGTTTGTTTAATCCAGTTGCCGAGCATGATATTTCCTTACGAAACGGTGAATAGGTATTTAGGCTGCAATGGCAGACCGAGCGTGTCGCCAGGGACGGTCTGATTGTCGTAGCAGACTTCGCTTGGTGTTGTTGTCGATCCGAATGGCGCATTTGCCATTGCGTAATCCATTGTGACAGTGCCCACAGGCGTTGCTGCGAGCGTCAATGTGATTGTGTTGCCCACTACAGCAGACGAATCTATTGTGACCGTAACCCCGTCGTCAAAGACGCGGAACGCCTGTTGGCCAGTGCCAACAAGAGCCGTGCCACCACGTTGAGTAATGTTTACTGTGATAACGCTACCTGCTCTGGATGCACCGGAAATAGCCGGGCCTTCGATGCCGTAAGTCGCCCCAGAGAATCGCCGTTTAAGCGCCTCTGTGTATCGGTAGCCTTGTCTTCCTAGCGTGTTGATGTGGATCGACGACGCATCGCCCAAATTCCCGTCAATGGCACTACCGGCAGAGAATGCGCCGTTGCTAGTGTTCGCCGCAATGAAATCCTGCTGCGCCTTACGAATCGGGGCCATCGTCCCTTCGGCGGACCATGCACCACCCCACGCACCGGAGGTAGTTAAGCCGGGCCCGACACCCACGACCCCAAAATTGAAGTCAGCCGAGCTGCGTCCCGTGTGCGATTTACAAGCGTTGAATATATTTTGCAGGTTGGCTTGATAGGTTTCCGCACTCACGCTACTTGCTGAATCGTTCTCGCCTTGATACCAAATTGCAGCTTCAAAATCTCCACCAACCACATCTAAGCCGTTAAAGAAGTTGGTTAGATAAGTTCCCCCTGGTTGCCATAAGGCGCTTGAAGTCCCTGATGCCGCATAGGTCAACAACAACACTGGACAGCCGTAAGCAGCGACCAGATCGTTTGCCATGATCACAATCGGATTGCCGTGAGTACGTGCAACACCTGACCCACTAACGCCAGTACCATAGACCGGAGACAAAGACGATGGCGGGAAAGCGTCATTGATGTTGCCTAGTCGGTAAATTGGATTTGTACTTTGTTTGACGAGCGCACCCTTGGCACCAAGGGGCCAGCCGACAATCGAAGAAAACGAATTTTCCATATTCGATTGACCGAGCATGGCAATAAAAATACCGACACCGAAAGCGTAAGTGCCTGATGCAGCCAAAGCTCGATTTACCCCGTCACGTACTTGAATAATCCAATCGTCGCCTTGCGGGACGTTGTAGTTTGCCGAGAACGTTCCACCCGCTGGGTTGATAACCAGATCAGACCAAAGATAGGTTGATTCAAGCATGTTTGTTGCTGTACCAACAGGACAATGACGCGCCTGAATTCTGGTTGGTGAGCCGCTATAGTTGCCGGATATGGTGATTTCTTTTGACGTACCCACCCGCTGATAAATTCGCGGGTGCGCAGTGTCATTAAGCGTGATGCCAGTGCCTGCAACCCCATTACTACGCCCGCCCGCAATCACCCCGCCGGATGCGCAGTTGTACGAATCAGCGACGGGGTAAGCCATGTTAGACGTTTCCTTCAGTAATCGAGCAAGGCGCAGTGAGCGTCACATCAACACCCGTTGTCACTGTCCCGGTGAATGGCATATTGCCGGGAATAGTCAAGGTGGCTACTGCCACATCTGCCGAGGTCGTGATCAAACAGAAGGTTGGCGTACCGGATACATGGCTGCTATTCGTCTGCGTGATGGTTTCGTTGATGTCGATTACACCGGAGGTTGCCGTACCGAGCGCACCTGTGACATTCAGCGTTGCAAGCAAAGTACCTGCCGGGGAAAGTGATTCAGTCCCGGTGTAGAACTTGTATTTCGGGTTCGTGCCAGCGGCGGTAATGATGTCGGTAGCGCGGGTGTTGCGGAGTGCGGTAGTAAGTTTCATACTTATTCCTAGTAGTAAGTTTAAGAATCTCTAGCACCAAGAAAGATTAACTTTCTTTCTTTCTTTGTCGCACGCCTGATCGTCAGGTAATACACATAGGCTCGCCCATTGCTGGTTAGAAGTGGGTGAATTTGAGGGTGATTGGGGCGACGCTGTAAGTGCCGCCTGAACTGGCGACAGGTGCGCCGAAATCCGACAGCCCGATGATTCGATTGGACGAGCTTGAGTCGTAACAGACCGCACCCGTTGCGCTGATCGTCGTTGATCCAGACCACACTGCCGGCGTGATGACAATGGTGGTCCAGTGGTTGGTGGTATCGGCGGCGGTGACGATAGAGGTGACGGTTTGGCCGCCTGCGGTATAGCCGGTGCCGGTAACTTGGGTTACGTCGGCGAGATAGAGATCAACGGCGCGGTCATAGCTCGTGATGTCAATCAGCGCACACTTGATGACGCCGGTGCTTAGGTTGCCGCCACCGGTCAGGTAGGAGGCGAGGAAGGCATCAGGGATGTGGATGGTTGCTGCGTTGGCGGCAACGGAAATTGCAATCAGGGCGATGGTGGCGATTTTGGTGAAAATAGTTTTCATGGTTATTCCTTAAATTTGGAAATAGATTGAACCGTCTGGCTTTCCGTCTGCGTCGTCGGGTGCGTCAATACCGGACGAGATAACAGCATCTTGCCCTGCCCTAAATTCAATCACCTCGGTGAGTTCATTAGCTACAGCCGTAACAACCGGCAAGGTTTCAGAGCCCTCACGAAGCCCGTCAAAGGTGCCATTTGGTTTGCGTTTCACCTGCACCATGTCAAGTGAATTAAGTGCTGCATAAAGTGCGCCAGTGTCCATTACCAACCCCTAGTTAATTTACAGCAGATGATATCACTATTTTATACTGCGTGTCTTTTCATAGGTGCGTGTCTTTTCATAGGTGCGGTAAGCACCAAGACCCAACACTCCGAAGGTGAGGGTCATCAAGGTCTCCATCTCCAAGCTGGGCATAGTTGTCCAGTGCCACATATTCTCGGCGAACCACGAAAAGATTGGGCGGAATAAAAGTTGGTAGGAGAAACCACCACCACAAACCCACCCGATGTAGGGGCGCCAACCCGACTTGAAGAGGGAGTCGGACTTCGCCTCTTCAATATTGATGCTGGTTTGGTTGGTGTCGGATTGACCAAGCACCTCAAACATTTTGAATTCGCCGGCTTGCTGCATGTTCAGCAGTTCAAGCTGAGCCTTGGCACGTTGTTCCGGATCAGGGAACAGCTTGTCGATGATCTTACCACCAATGCCGAATATGGCCGAGATTGTAATTGGGTCCATCATTTGACTCCATTCCATTCCATAGAATAATGATTCCCGTCTTTGAAGCGGCCACCCCAGCGTGCTTGCGGGTGCTGCTTCTCCCACCACTCACCCAACTCACGGTGCGCCTCGGTGTCGGCCAAGAACCGACCACCTTTGAATAGGTTCAGGTCAATGGCCAATCGTTGTTTATGGGCACTGCTGCGATGGCCATACCCAGCCAGAACACCCACGGCGCCGAACGCGCGGGGGTCACGATACGCATCCCCAAGGGTCACCTCGTTCCCAAGGGCGATCGCCTTGTCGATCAGGCGCGGGATGAGTGCGGCAAATTCAGATTGTAATTGGCGTAGTGTCATTTTTGATCCCCTTGTTGGTGACGGGCGATGATCTCACCCAAGCGGTCAAACTTTAACCCCAAATCCTTGAGACCATCCGTGAAGGCTCTCTCAAGTTTGTCGAACTTGTTGTCCATTTCCTGCTTGACGTAGTGTTCCCGGGCTATTCGCTCCCTGAGTTCAGCCAACTCCCGGGCGTCGGCCTCATGCTTACTTAGCAGTTGAGCGTAATCATCGCGCTGTTTGGTCCAAAGTTGATCAAACCGCTTTTCAACCTCCAACTTACGAATCTCCCTGTAAGTATCGGTTGTGTGGATGAACTCTTGCAACTCACGTTGCTGCTTGTCATCCTTATTCCTCAGTAACCACCAGAGCACGACGAAGATACCAATTACACCAGCCTCAAATAAGTGTTCAAACATTACAGTTCCAAGTGACATTACGTTACCCCCTTGATAGGGTGATGAAATAACGGAGCCCGAAGGCCCCGTCACGATTTAACCTCGACCCCGTTCGCGGTTGAATGCCGCGGCGAAGGCGTCATCTTCTGTTACAGGTGCTTGAACAGGTTTGGCGCCGGTGACCGGTAGTACCGCATTGGTCAAGCGTGTGGTGCGGGCTGACGTGATCGGGACAACCGGGGCTGGGGTTGGATTGGCTGCGGCGACCGCGACCTCCCGCCACTTCTTGAACTCGGTCAGGCGTTGGCTGATGAAGCTGGAGTCTTCGGAGAACATCAGCTTGTTACCCTCTTCAGGGCCAAGCACGTTGTCGCGCCACAGTGCAAACTCGTTCGTCCGGATGACCTTATTCCAATCCGGATGCACGATCGTCAGCACCTTGACTTCCATCTGCTCAGTCAGGTTCGCTTGAGTCGCTTGCAGGCGGGTGGCCAGTGCGGTGTCAAACTGTTCTTGGGTGATTCCTGCCGGCGCCGTGACCGGTAACTCACCACCCCCACCCTGCAAGCCGGCGAGGTCTTCACGAAGAAGGTTGGCCAGTTCAGGGAAAGCTCCGCTCAGTTTTTCCAGCTTTAGGTCAAGCGCCTTTTGGGCCTGCTGGGTTGTCGGTGGGTTGGTGCGTAGGGAGTCGATCTGCTGCATGAGTTGGCCGATACGACCAGCCATCTTATCCACGGTACCTTGCAAGGAGCCGCTGCGAGCCAGTGCCGCTTGAAGCTGCTCTTCGGTCAGGCCGGCAAACAGTTTCGGCGTTTCGACCACTGGATCAGCCGCCGTTTCTGGAGTAGCTGGAGCCTCAACCCCACCCACGCCCCCAGCAACAGGCTCTTCCGCTGGGGCGGGTTCCGCATCTGTCTTTGTCGGCTCTTCGCCGCGTGTCTCGCTAAATGAAGCCGCGAACGCTGCGTCCTCTGCCGCATTGGCCTCGGGGCTTTCCGCGACGCTGATAAGGTCATCATCCATGACGCCCCCTTAGAAAAAGGTTGGCTGTGCAACGCTGCGGGTCAGGGCCATGAGGCCCGTCTGCAAGTCCGTTGCACCGATGGATACCCAGCGCTGGTCGATGTGATCGGTCTCAGCGCGCAGCTTCTCAACCAGTTCGCCGAGTTCGGCACCCTTGGTCTTGATCTCGTTCATGAGGGCGATCTCTTCAGCCGTCAGTTCGCGATAACCCTTGATCTTGCGATGTTGATTGTCCATTCTCTTTCTCCTGTTCAGCCCGGAATCTCAATATCGGATTCAACGAGCGGTGTTTTATCACCTGCCAATTCTAGCAGAAGTTTGCACTCACGCAAGGAGGCGCGCACCTTCATGGTTTCATCGTAGTTGATGTCACCCTCCAAGCGGTTGCGCAACTCTCGCATGCGGGTGGCGAGGTGAGTTTCAATCGCCCGCCATGTCGGGCTGTAGGGGTCGATTCTCATTTCAGACGCTTGAGTTTGTAGATCGCCTTGGCGTAGGCGTGGGTGATCCCGTCATGCAGGTTCTCTAGAGTGGGGTTTCCCTGACACGCAACATCCCGACCATCCACCAACTGCACATAGCTCGCTTCAAGGCGGGCCAGCATGTCGGGCTCACGGTCTTCAGGTGGTGGCAGGTCAAGACCGATCGCTGCCTCGGTGAAGGCATCAACCGCTTCACGGGCGCTGGCGTA